CAATTTTATTTACCATGGAAAACCAAACAATTTGTTCGGTGTGTGAAGAGCATATCGAAGAGCATGAGTACCACTACAACAACCTCAAGACTGAAGAACCAGTTTGCGAGGCGTGTGTAGACAACTCTTACGCCTACCCCATGCTAACCTCAACGACCTACCAGGACGGAGAGAAACAGCGCGTGATGTACAACGACACGCTGGGAGCGTTCATCGACTACGAATACGGAGACATGTACGAAGAATCGCCGGACTACTCGCCAGTAGAAACCGCGAATTGGGTAAGCACCTCCGCATGGCGTGGGTACATGGGCTTCCAGCAGAAGCCAGGATGGATATCGTTGGAAAGCGGATGGGCTACTGGCCGTTACGAAGATGTATCCTGGAAGCATGACTTTAATGATTTCATTGACAGCCTGGAGGCGGGTGAAGTAACCACGGACTTCCCAGTCGTGATTGTATCCGCACCGACATCGAATGTATTCAGCACATCGATTGATGTGTTGGTACGCAAGCGTGACTCCGAAGCATTTTGGGAAATGTACCGCGAGAACTTTGGCCTCTCACCGGAGGACTTAAAACGCTCGCTATCATGACCCGGTATTGGTGTGTGTACTCGGCATTCAATGCTGATACACTGCGGTGGGATGTTATCAAAAAGCCCAATATGTTAGTATTGCGTTCGTTTGATTGCAAAGAAGCCGCAAATTTGTATATTGCACGACTCAAGTTTAAGAGCGTGTGACCATGGGGTGAGTGCTGACATGGTGTCCGGAGTGGTTTTAGATTTGACACATACGTTAGATTAGTAACAAGAGGTTCGAATCCTCGCTCACCCCCCAAGCCCAAACCGGAGGGCATGTTCCGGTAAACCCAACGAGTGTATGTTAGATACAAGAACCTTGAAGGAGGTACTCAAGCAAGATGTCTCCTTCCACAAGTCGAGCAAAGACTTTAGCCAACTTTACCCCTACCTATTTACTGACCTTACCGCACCGAACGAATACGAGGTGGAGGAACTGGGAAAGTTTGAAGTAAACATTGGTACATTCCAGTCCGTTGTAAGTGTGATAGCACACAACGCAGTGGATAAATCGTCTGCCGAAATAGCCAACATCATCGCCATGAATATCCGAGACCTGGGAGCAGATGCCTTCAGCGATTTGGTAATGATGGTTGACAAGGTGAAGGAGAGATACTACAAGCAACTACGCTACGAGGTGCTGAAACAAAACCAGGAGGCTAAAGTTAGCCATGAACTTAACGAAGAAACGCCATGACAAAGAGAGAGAAGATTGTAAAGGAGGTATTCAAAGACCTACGCACCCGCATTGCTGGGCTACCATATGTACGCAACAGCCTGGCTGTATCAGAAGTCAAGTCTTTGCAGATAATCCTGGAGGAACTGGAGTCGGCGTTCAATACGCACATCATTGCTGATGATGCTACCATCTCCAATGGCGTTGTTACCAATGCGATAAAGACCTTCGAGGAACAAGGACAACTGGATGCAGAGGCAATACAAAGTTTTCTCTTGTCAGAATACCAAATAAACATAAGTTTGCCGTCACTAAAAAAGAGAATACAATACGCGTATGGAAATAAAGATAACTGAATCAAGACCAGCATCACCACTAAACATTGAACTGATGTTCAATACAATCGAAGCCATCACCGGAACTACGAAGAGCGAGATACTATCCTCGTCAAGAAAAAGAAAGTGCGTGGTGGCCAGGACATACTGCGCTATCCTACTTCGCGACATGTTCAAGATGACATTCGTGGAAGCCGGTCAACTTCTGAATCGAAACCACGCTTCAATCATCCATGCCTTGAAGGCTCATAAGATGGACATGAAGCACGACCCTACATATTCCTGGAGGTTCAAGGAGGTGGTAAGTATAATGGGACTGAACCATTACACTCCTCTACCCCATGAAGATGTCACTCGGAAGATTTCCGAGAACATGCGGAGAACATCCGTAATAAAGATTTCTGATAAGTAATTGTTATTTATCGGGATTTATTAGTTATATTTGACAAACTGATGAGCGATGAGGATAGATGCTGGTAAGGAATTAATCAAGATAAAGGGAGTAACCCTTTCGTTTGATGAGACCAAAGCCTTCATCACCCAGCACTACGCAGACCTTTGTAGTCAGCACATTATTGGCTACCATGGGAAGTGGATTGTAGACTGGATGTCCGTATTCAAACATGCAGAGGAAACCAAAATTTTAAATGTCGTACAATGGCTGAAAACAAACAAGCGTTAGCGGGATTATACAAGAAGTATAACCTTGGCAAAGATGACATCTTCAAGCACCGATTGGGCTTTGTCATCATCACCCGAACTGGGATTGAAAAAATTCAAATGTCTTTAGGACTTGAAGTAGAGTTCGACATCGTGAGCATGAGCGATGACCACAAGTATGTAGTCGTCAAAGCAACCGGTGTTCTGAACAATAGTGTAATACAAACCTACGGCGAAGCATCCCCGGACAACAACAAGATGGGGTATCCGGTAGCCATGGCAGAGAAGAGGGCTTTATCAAGAGTCACTTTGAAAGCGGCTGGGTTGTACGCAGAAGGCATCTACGGAGAAGACGAAGCAGACGATTTCCGAGACCGAAAAGGCTCAAGCGAGGTCAAAGTCCAGGAGCAAAAGACTTCCCCTCAAGAACAACACATTGACGGAATCATCAAGGGAGCGAAGCAGAAACTATCTGAAGGCTTGGCTAACCCTATCCAGGTGATGTCATGGTTCGAAGAGAACAAGGGGCAGATGACCGACAACCAACGAAAAGAGATGGAACAAATCTTGTCTAACTACTAAACACTATGGGAGGGGGTGGTAACCACCATACCTTTTTACCAACGGGCATCGGGATATTGGTTAAACACACACTCATGTTAAGCCGATGCACAACCCCCTCCCTTTTTTAAACTATGGGTAAAATCACATTACTTGACGGAGTAGAATGGGACATCGCCGAACTTGAAACAAAGATGATTGACGATGCATTCTACTACGGATACTGCGGGACTGCAACGCTATCCAGTTCAGCCGCAAAAGACCTGGTAGATAGTCCGAGAACCTACCACAACTACATTAAATACGGAAGCACTGAAACCCCAGCGATGCTGAAGGGAAGAATGCTACACCACATGGTCTTGGAACCGGAAAGGTGCGAAGATATTTACATGGTTGTTGAGGTTAAATCAAGGGCTACAAAAGCATTCAAAGAAGCCGTGGAGGAGAACCCCGGCAAGTCCGTTGTAACAAGAACGGAATGGAACGATGCCGAGAGATTGGCTGAAGCACTACTCAAAAACAAACATGTGGTATCCCATCTGATGGGGGCGAAGTTTGAAGTACCAAAGATTGGTATGCTCAACGGACTTCCCTTCCGTTGCAAAGCGGATATCCTTGTGCCTGGGTACGGATTGTTTGACATCAAAACAACCACCGACCTACGAGCATTCCCATACAGCGCAAAGAAGTACATGTACCCAATGCAAATGTACATATACACAACCATCTTTGGACTGCCATGGGAGAACAGCAAGTTCATTGTGATAGATAAATCATCATGCGATATAGGAATATACTCCGTTGATGAATCATTTATAAACCTGGGGGAACACCTACTTAACCGGGCATGTCAAACTTATATGGATTTCTTCGGCCCGGAAGCAACGGAAGAAGTTCATGAATATATAATCTACGATACACTAACATCATGATTACTGGAGAAACATTACTGACAACCGAAACCGTGATGGACGAATTTCAAATCAAGTCCAAGTCAACACTCAATCGATATCACAAGATGGGATTGCGATACATCAAAGGCCGTCCCAATAGATATCGCAGAGAGGAAATCGAACGCTTCTTTAAAAGCATGGAGCGATGATAGACTTGATTGCAGACAGCATACGCAATCACTTTATCCTTGACCCTTTACGAAAGGATAAACTGATGAGTGATGACAACTACGAAGACTCTTCACTGCTGTCCGTTGTGATATTCGTTGGGCTGTGCAAACAACATGGCATCAGCGAGGAAGATATTTGTGCTTATCTCGGCCTTGAACCGATTGAGTATGAATCAAAAATCACCAGGTTCTACAGCGTGATGGACAAGATATCCGACCGCATAGAGAAGGGTACACTGGGAAACAAAAAGGATTATACCTACCGGGCGCATGTGAAGTACAACATGTGCTACAAGTTCATCAGCAATAGAGCATCACAAGCGAGAGGAAAAGAACTTCACCAGTGGCGCAACCTTTTAAATGACAATGAATGAATCCCTACGATGAAATAGGAATCAGATTACCGGTAGGATACGAGAAGTATGATACGCTCAAAGTCAAGTGTCCTTTCTGCGCGGATGAGCGCAAGAAAAAGAATGACCGGAGCATGAGCGTATGGCCACAAGAAGGCACTTACAACTGTCATCACTGTGGTGTAAAAGGAAAAGTATCCTCAATGAAAAACTATAACAAACCAACTTTAAATGCCAACCGCCCCGACAGTAAAGTCGTTCAATGGTTTGAATCAAGTCGAGGCATAAGTAAGGATGCTCTTACATACTACGGAGTAACCGAGTCCATGGAGTACATGCCACAAGAAGGGAAGGAGATGAAGGTCATCAACTTCAATTACTTTGACATGGATGGACAGCCAGTAAACATAAAGTACCGCAGTGCATCAAAGAGTTTTAAGATGTTCAGTGGAGGGAAGCCGATACTCTATGGGCTGAACCGTACCAAGGACATCAAGACCATCATCATTACCGAGGGTGAGATGGATTGCCTGGCAATCTACACAGCCGGATTGATGGGTGCTGTCAGCGTACCGAACGGAGCAAACAAAGGCTCGAACAACCTACAATACATTGACCTCTGCTGGGAGTACATCAAGGATAAAAAGATTGTACTTGCCCTGGACAACGATGAACCAGGAATGAGTTTGCGACAAGAACTCATACGCCGTTTCACAAGCAACCCGAATGTATTCATTGCTGAATGGCCGGAGGATTGTAAGGATGCCAATGATGTGCTACTCAAGCACGGCAAAGAAACCTTGTCGGACATAATCAAAAAAGCAAAGCAGATACCAGCCGAAGGCATCGTGTCAATCAACGATGTCATGAAGGAACTTATACAATTAAAGAAGGGCGGTATACCTCGTGGAGACTTGCTTGGATACACCAAGTTTGATGAGATATTCTCCTGGAAGAAGGATGAGATGACCATAATTACTGGCGCACCCAATGGTGGTAAGTCTGCATGGCTTGACCAGTGCATGGTAATACTTGCACAGCAAGGCTGGAAGTTTGGAATCATATCCATGGAGAAACCCAATGTAGAACTGCATGTCGCTGAACTTATACAGCGTACCATACACAAAAACTTTTGGGATGAGATAACCGAGGAAGAGATATACGCTTACCGTGATTTCTTTGATGAGCATTTCAAGTTCCTGGAGGTAGATAAGAATGAATTAAGTGTTGACCACCTCATCAAGAAAGCAGAAGAGATGGTTGGTCGCTATGGTATTGATTGCTTTGTCGTTGATAACTGGTCGTTCGTTGAACTGAAGATGCCCAAGTATGGGGACAGCAGAACAAACCATATCGGAGACAGCCTTACCAAGTTTAAGATATTCAAGGAGAAGTTCAAGTGTGCGGTCATGATTGTGGCACACACCAGGAAACTATCCAAGGACAGCCAGGGCAACCTGGAGGTGGCCGGCATGTATGACATTGCAGAGTCTGCTCACTTCGCAAACAAGGCCGACAACATACTTATCGTACACCGAAACTTTCAGACCGGGATGGTTGACATCTACACCAAAAAGGTTAGGTGGATATACACCGGGAAGCAAGGCGTTGCTCACTTCCATTATGAGATACCAACCGGCACTTATGTTGAAGCACAAGAGGAGGTAAGTAGACAAGTGATGGAAGCCGTTTCAAGTAAACCTCAATTCAGAAACTACTATGAAACGGAAAGGGATTAACCATGCAAAGCAAGTGGTGTGGGCCAACCGTAGGATACCAAACAAATCCGGTGGCTACAAACTTGAGCAGTTTGAAGAGGACTGGGGCGATGACCTGGTAGAGATATTAAAATTAGAAGACATAACACCCAACGAATGGTATCTGATGAGACCAAATGGTAACGGAAGAGACTATCGCCCGGTGTATTTATCGGAGCATGCATCATATGACAGCATCGTTTCGTTTGTCAAGCACGGAATGTTATATAAAAAGAAAAGCCAATGAAGACATTTGTAGAGATTGGTAGTTGTGACTTTGATACTTGCAATCCACTGGCCGAGCAAGGCTGGAGAGGTGTGATTGTAGAGCCAGTAAAGAAGTACCTCAACAACCTGGAACAACACAGCAATGTCATCTATCTAAACATGGCCATACACAATCACGATGGATGGATGCTACTGTACCCATACACCGATGAGCAGTGTGAAGAAGACAAAGACTATAGAGGTATGACGACATACCAACTCCGAGACACCACGCGTCAGTATGAGTTAGCCGTTCGTTGCATCTCTTACCAAACCTTAATAAGATTGTGCGGCTTTCACCGTATAGACCTTCTGAAGATTGATGCTGAAGGCATGGACTTTCTAATCCTTGAGCAAGCATTTCACCAGGGCATGCCGAAACCTATAGAGATTATTGTAGAACACAAGTACTTGGATGATGTAATGATGTGCGAGTTTTTATCCAGTCAAGGATACACCTGGCGCATAGATGAATCAAACATTTACGCAAAGATGCACGGAGCATGAGCGGAAAAGCAAGCAGAAGAAAAGGACATGCATACGAAAGAGAAATCGTAGCGAAGTTTAAAGAGATGGGATGGGAGAACGCAGTGACATCCCGCTACGCATCCAAGATGATGGATGACATGAAGGTAGACCTGGTCAACACTGAACCGTTTTACATACAGTGCAAGTGTACCAAGCGTGCGCCAAACATTCGGCAGATACTAAACGATATGCCGGACACAAGTAATTACAATGTGATTACATGGAAAGTGCCAAGGGACAATGACCAGTATGTCATGATGAACCTCGATGACTTCTTTGAATTGTTAAGTATGCTAACGAAAGAAAAGATTATTAAGCCATGAAAAAGTGTAGCAAGTTACAGCGAGGGAACATGTGCAAAGCCGCAAGAGATTACATAGATGCTCGGCTCGAAAAGATGCACAGCCTTCATGCTAACCACGGAACTAAAAGCCGCCTCGATGCTGGAGATTCTTTCAAGGAAGAGGTGGATAAACTGAACGATGAAATCCGGGAGTTTGCACCGGATTATTTTAAGTTAACTGCAAACGATTAATTAAATACCTATGTGTTATGAGTGATACACTCTCAATCTCCGGAAAGGTCAAGAGTCTTGGCCAACCAAAAAACATCTCTCTCAAAAGTGGAGAGACCATGACAATTAAGACGGCGGTTATCACCACCGATGACAAGTACCCTCAAGACATTCCTTTTGAGGCTGTGAATGACAAGGCATCCTTGTTCGATGGCTTGAAGCCAGGGCAAAATGTTACGGTGTATTTTAACCTACGCTCTTACGAGTACAATGGCGAGACAAGAATGTCTGCACCACGAGTTTGGAAACTTGACGGAGCAGCAGCATCAGCGCAACCATCAACAACCCAACCAGCCGCGGCATTCGCTGGAGAGAATGACCTACCATTCTAAATGAAAGCCGAGGACTACCAAAAAGTTAGAGAGACCTTGTTGGCTTCGGCTGATAAGGTTTCTCAAAACAAACGCAAGGAGTACACCGGCAACGACAAAGATGTCCTCAAAAACTTTAAGCGTATTGCGAACCGACTGGACATAACGCCACTACATGTATGGTCAGTCTACTTTAACAAGCATGTTGATTCAGTCAACACATACATTAAAGATGAAGGAGAGGTTAGCGAAAGCATGGAGTCAAGATTCAGCGACCTACTGAACTACTTGTTCCTGGGCTATGCCTTGATTAAAGAAAAAGAAGAAGAAGAAGCACGGCTGAACTTGTTCCACCTACCAGAAAGGATTGCAAAGTCCTGGAGCGAAGAGCCTTCTGATGAACAAGATGTTCATTTTGTCTAATCTCTTGTTCGGCTAATATTACACTGTCTCTTACACTAACCTGGGCTTGTAGGTTGAGTATCTGCTCATCCTTCAAGCCTATTTTTTGTTCTAAATAATCTCCCTTCTCAATATCCTTTGCTATCATCCGCAGTTGTGTCGGAGTGAAGCAAGTCAAAGAATCCATAACGCTCTGCGAAAGCATTACGAAGGGAGTCAATAGAAACAGTGTCAATATGAATAATCGTTTCATGATATTCCTCTTGTATTTCTTGTTCTGCAACCAGTAAAGAATCGTAAGCAACATCCAATGTGACAATCATCTCTTGATAGTCTTGGATTTGTTGCTCCAACTTCCATATCTCTTGGTTGTATTTTTCCCGCTCTGAAATCAAAGACAAAACCCACAGCACGCCAAGCAGAACTGCAATAGTCTGCCAGGCAATGATATAAGTTTTAGTATTGTCCATTACTTTTTGGTAGCAAATTTTTCAAGACCAGCGATTCCAAATGAACCAAGTGTTACTATAACAAAACTGTTATAAGTAAACTCGTTGATGGCAAGGTCTTTACCACACGCCCCAGTGATGACATCGGCCAACATCACGACCACCATCACAGCGAACGATAAGAATCCGATAATACTTTTTTCGTTCCAAGTGTTGTCGTCCTTAAAGATGCTAACAAACTTTTTCATAACCAGACCTTTTATCATTAATAATCAAATACTTCCTCCACTGGTCGGTCAGTCAAAGACATAGGCCAGGCTTGCGATGTTTGGCCGATATTGTCCAGCATTTCCTGGGCCGCGTTTAGGTATCCTACTTCTTCCGGAGTCAATCCGGTGCTTACATCCTTTTCTGACAAAGAGGTGACTATGTGTTCTGCTTGTAGGTATGTGTGTGCATACTTGGAAGCCTCGCGAACAACTTGACTCAACACCTTCTTCAACAACTCTTGCTTCTTCTCTTTGCGTAAAGCATTCACATCAACAGTGCCATCTTTAATCACATCAACAAAGTCCTCAACAGCGTCCTCCGTTATCGTAAGTAGTCCACTTGCAGACAACTCAAGCATGCGGTCTTTAATCTTCGCGCCACGCAACACATAGAACTTATACTCTTGTATGTTGTCCATAGGAATTGCACGCTTGTACAAAGCAGATTCTGAATCATACACAACCATACCTGGATATGTAGGTGGTGGAACAAAGCAATTGTTCATGACAAATGTTTCGTAGAAATACTCCCTTGCATAGTCACTCACCTCGTTTTGAGGCGGCTCTGCTATCATTGGGAAGTAACGGAACGCGTCTGGTTGCACTGGGTCAGCAAGCACATCCACCAATGGGTGGTTACTGTCACTGGTAAACATCAGCATCTCACGCTTCCAATTATCCAGTAATTCAAGACGCTGATTCAATGGCTTGTTGTTAAAGTCAAGAACCGTGCGGTTCAACTGCTGTATAAAGTTTGGAACCGTAAGTGTCTTGAGCGTCTGCTCAAATTTTTTCATCCAGAAACTATCGCCTTGTCCGGCCTTGCTTCCGGATGAAGGAATCCCTTTAAACGCTTCTTGTATTCCTTGAACGAATGTGAAGTCCGACAAGCCTTCAAAAAATGCCCCGACAGCAATCGTTGCTTTAGTCATGAACTCATCCATTCCAGTCTGCTCGTCCAGCAATCCTTTCTCTTGGAAGTCTTCATAATCACTAATAGCACCCAGTGACATAAATATCAAGGAGAATGAGGTTTCTCGGTACTCCATACGGAATGGCTCATCAAGTAATGGCCCTCCAGGATAAGCGCGGTAGAAAGTGATTGTATAGGGCTTCCATCTTCCATCCATTTGTAACTGGTAATCTTTATATGGGTCACCAGTTCCACCTCCAGTAATCTTCCATGCTGGTTTTTCGTCTTCATCGTCACCGAATGACCTCATGCCGGCCATGAAGAATGTCATCACTGAAGTTCCGAATAATGTGCGAGCGTATGCGCGGCGGCGAGAATCCTGGTTTCTATACACCTGGTATCCAGCCTTTCCAAGTTTTCGTGCAACAGCATCACCGGCTATGTTTACAAACTGCAAAGGCGTATAAGAATACAGTCGGTTACCAACATTCGCAAGCACCTTCAAGAATGGTACAAACATTCCCTTCAATGAACGCAAGAGTGTATCACTCACTGCGCCACTGCCATCGTCTTCCAATGTGCGTATCATGCCACGATATAACTTACCAAGCGCACCGGCCGGTTCATTCATGAATATGTTTTCAGTTGCTATGCGTTCCGCCGCTACGTCTATATCATTTAGAGCCAAGTCTTGCTGCTCAAGTTCAGCGATTCGCAAGCGGAATGCACTGGTGTGTGGCTTGTATCCCTCGGACACCGCTTGAGTTCCATATTTCTCACGGCGTGCTCGGCGTTGCGCGCGAGTTTCATTGCCCATGACAATAAGAAGGGCTTGCTCTTCAAGCAACGCCAGTTCCTCCTGGCTCATACCATCGGTGTCCTTACCTCGTGCCAGGCGGTGCATGATAACAGAAACCTCACCACCCTTGGACATGCGGCGCATGCCGATATCCACAGCAGAGAGCATGCGGCCGGGCAATTTCATAAACACCGGATTGAAAAACTGTAGTACTGCGCGACCTAATATCGTTTCAATAGCACGCCAAACCTTATTGTCGGCGTTACTTGTGTACGCCTTATCACCATATATTTGATTGAAACCGTACATCTCATATAGAGGAACCTTGGTTGATTGTAACGCAAACTTATCTGAACCACTACGCTCGTAACGAATACCAGTTTTAAGAGTAAACCAGGCTTGGTCTAATGCGGGGAACACCGACTTAACTATGCCTCCCCAGTACTTAAAGAAAGACATTGGGGATAGATTTGACAATGGTAAAACGATACCTTCAGTCACAATACTGGCTATGTTAGCCGCAAAGTTTTTCAATTGCGTACCAAATCCAGACAGCATGTTAGAGTATAACTGCGACTCGGCAATGTCAAATATAGAAACCCCCTCAAGTTTTGACAATTTCTTGAGCAAATCAAACTCCGCCTTGACATACTCTTGCGTATTGTCTTGGTAAGATTTCATAATCTCCGCCAAGTTCTTTATCTCTTCAAGGTCTGCTTCAGTATATGGTACACCCTTCTTATCAAGTTTGCGCTTGATGTACGCCACCATCGTTTCACCGCCGGCACGAGATATCAATGAGAAGGCTTGAATGAACTGACCAGCACTGGTCGCGTCAAGTGCCAACTGCTCCACCATATCTTGCAACGCCGCGCGGTAGTTTTCTGCAAGGGCAACTGCACCGTTAGATTCTAATTCAAGAATCATGTCATTGATACGCTCATTGACTTCATTAAATAATGCCACACGAACTGCACTAAAGCGGAACGACTGTGCGTTTGCACTTTTATTTTTGCGGCCTTGCTTGGAGCGAGAAGGGATAGGCTCTGCTGAAGACGGAGCATCAACCCTCTTGTCCTGGAACAGCAAGTTGACACGGTCTGGCTCTACCAACATTCTGATAGCGGCTGGCAATCCAATCTCGTCTATCAACAACTTGGCTTCCGCACGAGTCATCTGATTAGAACGAGGGAAATAACTCTTTGTGTTTTCAGTAATCTCCTCGGTAGTTCTTTCGTCCGGAATGACCTTGGCCCAGGTAGAAGCAGTCATGCGCTCCTTGGGTTGGGTAGCAGTTTCACGACCGCCAACCATTACCAGGTTGGTAGCCGCTTGCCTTGACATGCCGGCTTCTACAAGTTTTTTGATAACCCTCTTCGGAGGAAGCCCACTATCCAATGCCTTCTTGACAACACGCTCAAATCTCTTGTCGCCATCAATACTAAAGTACAATCCGGAAGAAGCCATAGGGCGTGCTGGACTCATGTTCATGTTCTCGTCCATGCTTGAGTTCATGTATCCAGCCGCCTTGTGGGACTTGATAGACTCTTGCATAGTAAAGAATGGGAGGCGTGGCAACTTGGCCAGGCCAGGGAACATAACCTCGTGTGGTTCAAAGCGGTTGCGCTTCTTATCCCACAACGCCCACTGCGACATAAAGATTCCAAGACCGTTGCGCGTGGCAACTTCGTTATTAATGCGCAATGCCTTCATGTAGAAGTCACCGGGAATGCTAACCTTACCGTCTTTCGGCGCAGTCAGCAATTGGTTGTACTTGCCTACGAACTCGGTGAAGCGCGGATTGATTTGACCAGTCTTGGCAACCTCATACACTGCTTGCTTTTGACTAACAAGGTCAAACATAGACATCATAAAGGCTTGGTTAGCACCTCGCTGGGCCATCAACTCGTCAAGGTTTGTCACCTCAACAGACTCTGCCGTAACAAAGTCGTGCTTGTCAATGTACTCTTTCTTGTCTTTAGCGGTACGCTTCTTTCCTCTGTATATGTCACGAGCCTTAACGGCATTGTTCCACTTGGATATAAGTTTTTGTTCAAACTTCGCGCGGTCTGCACTATTGGCCAACAACTCCGGCTCAAAAACACGAAGCATGTGACGGTCTATAGCACTGATAGCGGCAACCAATGGGTCTTGCCATACTCCAGAGAACGAAGCAGTCTTCGCTGCAAGGCCACGGACTTCAGTCATCATACGAGTCATGAAAGAAACCCATGTTTCGTTGTCTGATTTAGCAAAGAAGTCAGCACCCTTAACTTGTCCCTCTATAGGGGAGTCCATTCTAAACTTAAATGCCAACTCGGCCAAGTTTGTGTACTCACCGCTACTCTTAATACCAAGACCACCTTTTTCTGCGGCCTGGGCCTGGAAGAAGTATGTGATTTTTTCTTCAAGTTCCGCCCTTTCCTCCTTGGTCATGTTCAGCGGGTCAGAAACACCGGCCAACATATTTGCATAACCCTGGATGGTAAGCACCGGGACTTGCTCTGAAGTCAAAGACTCAATCTCACCAGCAAAATACTGACGGATTAACTCATCAGACTCCGCATCTTCAATAGCCTGGACTCTACCTACAGCAACCTGGAACTCGTTTGGAGTAAGCGGTTGGTTAGGTGACAGTAGGCCGAAGACAAAACCGTTAAAGATTGATACTGAATCACCCTTTTCCGGAGTCATAGTACGACCCAACTTGCGATATAGTTTGTTGCGGTTAGACTCGTTGGTAATTTGTGCTGGATTCCAACCTTGTTGTTTCATCCAAAACAATTCAGCAAACGAGAACACGCCGTCCTCAATGCCGCCAGGGATATTCCAAACAACACCTGGGGCCATCTGTACTGATACAGTTTCCCTAACCTTACCAAGATTACTCACACCATACTTCTTGCCATAATCATTCAATGGCAATCCACCTACGCGGAAGTCAGATGTGTTTTCATCCCATGTTAGGTCAAGAGGTGTAGATATTAACTCCGGGTTTCTCGTTGTGAACCCTTGCTGGCGGAGGTACGATGTTTCGGCGAACGCGAGTAAGCCATGAAGTTCCGGGTCTGTCCGGTAGAGGTCTGGATTTGCATCCCGGAATCCTCGAATTGTTTCAAGATATCCGCCCTGGTCACTGTTTTCTTCATCAAAATTTCTTTTACCTGGTATTACTTGCGCACCATTTCTTAAATCCGTACCTAATTCAGTACCTAAAACTTCCAGGAAGGTTAGCGCAACTTGAACCTCTTGGTCGTTTTCTGGAAACAAATGTAATAAATTGTCACCATATGTAATAGAGAAACCTTGTATTCCGGCTTCATACATTTTTGTTCTAAAGTTTTGGCTCGCCTCTTCGTTGCCATCAGAACCAAGAATGTTTGCCGGGATAGGGATACGCATGTAGAAGTTCGTATCATCCGCCATTGGGTCAAGGGTGGTGTCCTCTGTAAAGCGAATAACGCTTTCTTGTTGGTCTGGTGCAATCGCACCAAGCACCGCCGCAAATAACTTAATGTTCTCCGGGTCGCCGTTAATCTCAAGGAATTGAGACGCCTCTTGTATGAATCGACCAGCCTCATTACCCATAAAGGTGTAGCCACCATGGGCTGGAGACTGTTGTGTCATATCAATACCAAGTAGTCGAGCAAGTTTAGATGTCTGCTCGGACAAATACTGGAACTGAACCGTACCGTGTACACCGTTTACTTGCTCAAGTGTTGTCGTTTCGGTTGAACGGAACGGAGCAACCCCAATCTTCGCTGCTTGTGACGGCGTTATAGATAGATATAGGTTTGACTTCTTAACCACCTCTGCTCCTAATGGACTATTTATGTCCATAGAAGATAGGTTTTGTTTTGAGTCAACAGCAAATCGCTTGATACGAGGCGTAGTATTTACCGCTTGGTTGTATTCGTCTACTGTCTGACCGAACGGATTGTCTACAATACTCTCGTTGAGTTTGTTTGAATTGATTATAACTGCTTCATGATATTTTGAGATATCAGAACTTACATACCAACCATCAATGCCACTCTCCTCCAAACCTTTGCGAACATTGTTCATCTCACCGTAGTTTGTACCGTTGTAAGTAAACATTGTGAGGTCGTGAAGCGATAGGTCAGCGATGCTCTCACCGGCCATCAGTCTGTCTGCATAGTATGCCGCAGCATCCGTTGTCCACGCAGATGGCGCACCACCAAGACCTTTGTTTGCTCCGTAAAACTCATCCATCTTTGTGCGGTAGTCAACATCGCTATAGATGTACTCATCTCGGATAGCCTTAATTTTTTGCGCTTGCTCGGCCGTCAAGTTCATTAAGAACCTAAAGTCATTCTTAAACTTTCCGTCTTTCATTAAAGTAACCAAGTCGGAAAACTTCGTATCATAATACGGCAACAAGTTCATGTTCTCCGGATTAGAGAAGACAAAGTAGTTACCATAGTCGTTTGCCTTGTATGCGGCATTGGTAAAGTAAAGACCGGTGCCGTATGTTCCAGCGCGGTATTGAGGGTTGAAAGAATCCAGGCTCTTCTCCATTGTGCCATGGAAGAGTAGTCCGGCGTTTGTTGCGCTCTGCAACATAGGAATGTCTGCCGCCATAGCAAGGTAGATGCCAGGCTGAACCGTAGGCGGAGGGGTAGTCTCCATTGAAAGAGAGACCGTTTCGTTTACACCATCGACAGTTACAGTGTTCTCTTCTTTAGGAAGAACACGGCGTTGCGTACCGTCTAATAACTCAAGGCCGTAACGGTTTGCTTGTTCATATAGAATATTTTCGCCGCCGATTGTCAATAGAGTACCGTTGCTCTGACGAAGACCAACAACACCATCGGTCACTTCTAAATCACCAATCGCATACTGACCCCGTGTATCCCTCATAACAACACGCTGGTTTTGCATTTCGCCAACGGTAGGCACGGCGATGCCGGAAGACATGTCCCCACTTACAACTTCATATGCGCCACGGTCAATAAACTCCGCCAGGGTGTATTCTTCAAAAGGTTTGTCGGTTAAGTTTAGAGTCTTCTGCAAGTAGGCAAACAACTCATCAATCATTTTAAGGAGTTGTTGTAATGCCGGCGCATCTTTTGCCGTCAAGGCTAACTCTGCACGATTCTCAATAGCGTGGACAATCGCCTCCATTGCGCGAAGGTCTGTCCCGCTGTACTCTGCAATATCCGGGACAAGACTCATAATACCGGCATCATTCTTCGCCAACTCTATCATCTTGTTATACAAGTTGGTGTTGTTGGCCTTAACATAATTTAACCACACATGAGTAAATTCATGGATGGCTGTGCCAAGTGTTGCCGACTCTGGGTTTAGGAATATGGTGTTTGTGGTTTCATCGTAGAATCCTTTGACCTCTTTCTTGTTGCTCTCTTTAAGAGTTGGAAACTGCTTCATCACGCGATTGCGATAAACCTCGTCAAACGCGGCTTGGTCTGTGACAGCAGATGTGCCAGGGAAGTTCTCCTCAAGTTTCTTTGCCAACGCACGAATGTGTGGTGCGGTGCGAGATTTAGTCGGTACTCCAAGGTCGTTTAGGTCATCTGCCAACTCATCCTCCACGCGGCGAGCCGCTTCGTTTTCCTCCTGGCTTGGGACAGCCGGGTCGTTGTTTCTTGTGTTTAATGACGATGGGTCTTCAGTGGCCCGTTGGATTACATCGCTTAAATTTTGCGTTAACTCATTAACAACCGGGTCAAGTTGAGGTGTTGACTTCACCTCTGCAAGGGCGGCCAACGCAACATTGACACCGTGCAATTCCATAATCTGCTGGTCAGTAAACGCCTCACCCTTGTTCAATTCAAACGCAGTGCTTTGTCCGCTTACCTGGGCATTGGTTTGAGCAGATGCCGTTTCCAGGATGCGGATAAATTTGTCTGCATCTTGCTGTGTGAACTCTCTAATGTTTTCTCCGTCTTCGTCAACAAACTGATTACCGACATAGTCATTGATAATGTTGCGAGTCCTTTCCGGATTCAAGTGCATGCGGAACAATAAGTCCTTTTGCATGTGAGCAAGGTTGCCGTTCGTTTTAACAACATTGACCATCGGAAAGATAATACCAACAGTACCACCAAGTATCATTTGGTCTACAGTTCCAGGGCCAAACGACTGTATGTCAACATTTCCTTGACCGGCTTGACCGAGAAGAAAACTGGATGCGTCTTGAGCGATAGGTTCAAACACACCTTCCTCACCGGCCTCCATTAAGCCGGCCTTCCAAAATGTACTTCCGTACTGGCTTGCTCCGTTACGGAACATTTGAAGACGAGTGTTGTAACTGCCTTTTATAAAACGATTTACATCACCCTTTTTAACATTACCCCACGCCTTGTATGTGGTGTTAAACTCCGGGTTTAATCGGTTAACCGTCACTACAGCGAAAGTCCCACCAAGGGCATGGTATGCCGCTTCAGTAGGTGTAAGACCTTGGTCAAGGTAACCTTGATACATTCCGTTATGCATCTGCATGGCCATTGTGAGTTCCGCCCCTTGACGATAAGCAATTTGTTTAACCGTTTTTTCAGTTAGTTGCGCTTCAGCAAAGCCCAGAGTTCTTTTAATTCGGTTTGTAGTTTTTGCGGTAAGTTTGGCTGTTTTTAGACCAATCCCGGCCTTGGCCCAACCAGCACCACCAACAAGCATGGTTCCTACATCAAAAGTTGTGTTCATGGTTTGATACCAAAAGACACCACTGTTCCATTGCTGCTTACGCTCTTTGCCGGCGAGAGTACCCACGATTCTGTTAGACAAAGACTCATCAAATATCATGTACCCGTCCTCACCTCTAATAGAGGTATAATCTTTATTGGCACTTTGCATGTCTTCATACTCAACAGTATAAGTCTTGCCATCTATCACAGTGGTCATAACATACGGATAAATTGAACCCATATGATTTGATGCCGTTCCAAACGCAGCGTATTGCTGTGGGTCAAAAGCATCAAGAAATTTGTCTGCCCACGCATCCCAAGAGGTGTAGTCTTGTGACGCAATACCCGTCATATCTCCAATGGTAAGGACGGCACTGTTTATAAGACTTCCGCCACCTTGAACAAGGGCCATAACCTTGCCAGCACCATAAGCGGTTGCACGCACTTGAACACCGACAATATCCCTAATACCAACATTATTATAAGTAAAATCCACCATTGATGCTGCGGCTACACCAACAGTGTTTCCAATATAAGGCATATCAATTAACGACTGCTCGACGGCATCCACCATTGCGTCAAAACCCATGGCGGCCATAGGGTCTTTTTGGAACGCGTCTATTCTTTTTTGTCGCTCAACATCAGCTGCCAACGCCTGGTAGTACAGAGGGTTTTCATCCTCAAGGTTTTCCATGGTAGTGGCATACTTGTCAACCCACTGCATGAAGCGTTGGTACTCTTGAAAGTCCGAACCTTCAACCAATTCATTATAGAACTCAATCGCCTCATTTACCGTACCGCTAAAGGCAATCTGCTTGTAATCCGGCTTGCGTTCCGAATAACTTCCATCTCGGTTTTTGGTAAGACGACTTGGATAATATTCATTTTCGCCCAGGCTTGCGCTTCCTTCGGGGCCAGAAACGACAACGACCTCGGGTAATTGTTGAAAAGACACTTGATTAAAATCATCAAATATATTTCGCAGATTGTTTTTAAAGTCGCCAAAAGTAGCATACTGCCCGTTTATACTTCTGTAGTCTTCGTTGGAATAGAAAGCGTAAAGTTTTTGGTCGTTAAAGCCATTGCTATTACTGTACTCTTCCACCGCCTCTTGAAACAGAGTAAGTGCTTGTACTGCTTTGTCAATATTTATCTGAAAAAAGCCAAGTTGGTCCCACTCTTCAGCCCAGTCTATACCAAATTTTTCTTGGCCATATATCAATAAAGCGTTGAATCCTTCTGATGCTCTTTTTACGGCTGTAGTCTGGTCAAACAACTCATGCTCCAGGTGAAAGTCGGTGTCTGTAACGGAATAGATAGTTTGCTCATACTCCTTACCGTCAACCTCATATGTATAAGTGGTTTCCAGGTAGTCGTCACTTCGGTCGTAGTAGTCTTCTTTTTTTCTTCGCTGGAAGTTCCACCCTTGCTCTCTCTCTAAAATTGCACCAAAGTCGTAGAGGTCTAAATTAATTAAGTTGTTGTGACGAGTAGGGTTGGCAAGTATCGGATTCCAAAAGTTAAAGTTGACTTCTCTGTTTTCCTTGATTTCTCTACGCTTGGCAGCACCATCAAACCACTCGCGTGCAGTCATTGCATTAGGGTCGTCACAAGGAACAACCTGGCCGCGCTCATTGTAACACACCTCGTTTCTTACACGAGGACCACCAGTGGTACTTGGGATAAGAGAACCCCCTTCACTTAATCCAGCAGAAGAAGTTTGGCCTCGCATCTCTTGTATCTCAAGAGGGTCGCCAGCCTCCAAATCAATGGCATTTCTTTCTTTTTCACCAAACCTATCGTCAATAACCGCCATGGCTTCAAACGCCGCAGCGCGGAAGGTTTGGTCTGCCGCAAATTTGCCGGTAAACTCTTCTAATTCTAAATTAAAATCATCACCAAGTCCACCGCTTAATGTTTTGTGAATATCATTGATGTTGTACCCAGCCATATCATGCTATGTTAGATTGCTTTCCGCGTAACACATCAAGCACATTCATGTCTATTGTTTTTCTTTGTCCGTAGCGTGTTACCGCAGATGTTTCACGAGAGTTAATCAGCGTGATAAACTCCGCAAACGACATCTTCTGTCTTGAGCCATCCTCAAAACTAACTATAACATTACCCATACTTTCAATAACCCTTGTAACAATACCATTGGCTGTTTTCACACCACCTCTATTCAGCACATCTTGGATATCTCCCATCTGTTCTCTACTCAATGATGACATGCTTGTGCCAATAATATCTAATGCTGCCTCTTGATTGTCTTCGTAAATGCTTTCTGGGTCAGAATCAAGTATATTTCTGCTTGATGCATCACTGTATGCCTCTGGATTGTACTGACCTCCAACAGTTACTTTGTGGTCATCCATACGCATCTGAACTGCACCGGACTCTACGCCACGATAACTTAATTCAGTAGCCAACTCATCTCCGTTTAAGAACATTTCCTCTGTCACTTTAAATGAAAGCAAGTCTTGCTTCGCCTCAATAACAAGGAAGTTGTTATCCGTAGGATTAAAGTAAACATCAACACGCTTGTTGTCAAACTCTGCTTGATTAAAGATTGCCTCTTCAACTGGATACAAAACTTTACCGTCTTTAAGAATCTTATCACCAAGATTACCTTGGCCCATAGTCAAGGTGTTAATAGTTCTGATGATTTTATCTTCACGGGCATATGTATTAGCATTAGTACGCTGTGTCTGTGGAGAAATAATAATCGGCTGTGGAATCTCGCTAACCGTTACAGCACTTGATACGCGGTTAATACCATAGTTTCGTGTTGCTTCTTCAAGACCTTTTGCCAACAAATATTGGTTTCCAAAATCATCCGGGTCTGCTAAAATCTCACCAACAGTTTTGGAGTAAACTTGAACATTACCATCAGCATCTTGGTATTCAAACTCAACCACTTCATTTCTGTTTGAATTAGCCCAGATGTCGCGCTGCTCATTAAGCATTGCCACGGCAATTTTATCCTGGTAGTTGCTGGTGGCCACTTGCAATAAAGACATGCCGCTCTGTGAGGCGTCCATTAATTCTAACGCAGTCTTTGGAACAACTGTTCCGTTTGCAGTTTTAACAAAGTTAAGCGCAACATCAAGTTCGGTCGTTTCGGTTTGGCGTGCGCCACCCTGGATTTGACTTTGAACTTGACGCTGTGATTCAATCTGGCTTTTAGACTTAAAGAAGTTTAGCCAGTATCCAGGCGCACTGGCTACCGAAGAGCGAATCTGTTCGTCAGTAGCAGAAGTCATAAGCCACTGTAACGGGCCTATAGCCTCACCGGGTTCATAAAAGGCAACATCATTTGGCTTGATGTACGAGTTAAAGTACATGTCAATTACAGCCCCAGAATTTAAATCTTTATTCTGCTTAATCTGACTTTCCTCTTGCTTCACCATAGAGGTAAACTCGCGCTCGCCGGCGATGTCTTTTTTTAAATCCGCAACAAGTGCCTGGGGAGGAGACTGCGTTTTGTCGATAAACTCCAGCATACCGTCAAGTTTTTTCTCCACGAGGTCATGCATAATAGGACCAATGTATTCGGAGTATCCGGAAGATATGTAGTTGCTTGCGCGGTACGCGTCCTCGCGATACCCACCAAGAGTACGCTCTAACTTTTCCTCTGCTTTTTGTATTGTATTCGCGCGTGTATACGCTTGACGGGCTTGCTGATTAGCCAATCTTGTTACTTGTTTGGCAATAGATTCCGCATCCGATTTAATCGGCTGTGAAAAACCTAACGCTCCAGCACCTTCTAATCCAGCCATAATATTAAATTAACTATCCAGTGGGACCCATTGGCCTTGGTCATATATGTAATTCACACCGTTAACAGTCGTTAAATCGCCTTCTTGTGGCGGGGTCTGACCACCCGTAGTGTTTCGGAATCCCGTAGAACCATAAGGACTAAATGGGCCGAGTTGGTTTTGCATCTGATACATCAACGACCCACTTTGAGCAACAGTACCAAACGCACCACCCAGGCCAGCAAATCCACCAGCAATCAACTGTTGCTTGTTCTGTACATCTTCGTAGTATTTACGCTGTTTGTCCTGGAATACCATGCGCTCATCTGCAACAAGGGCATTTTGCATATTCATAGATACACTGTCGCGGCGCGCCTGGTCTTGCGCTTCTATTTGTGCCAACTGCAATGCGTTTGAAGAAGATTGAGCATTCGTGGCAGCATTACCTAAAAAGGCTTGCGTAGCGTCTGTAGCAGCGCGGTTGTAACCAGCCGAGGCAGTCGCTGTGTTGGATGCGGCGGTACGCTCCATAGCACCAATATTAGCCATTCTACCTCCGGCCTTAATCTGCGCGTCAAGGCCCATGCCTTGCAAACGCTCGTTGCCAGTGTACATAGGACGCTCTCCTGGGTTCATTTGCAACCCTTCAATAAGAGATACTCCGCCTTGTAAACCTTGTAATACCGCTTGCCCTCCAAGACCGAGGGCCATTAATGTTGCACTCATAGTTATGCTGTTTTGTGTCCTTTTTGCATAGAGTATGCTATATCTGCAAATCTAACCTTTACCTTGTTAGTTTCATCAAATTCTAACATAAACAAAAGAAACGGATTTAACAACTTCTCACCGGTCATTCCGTTAGTGTCGTATGTTGTGGCAACATAAGACGATGGTGCCGGCTCCAATCTGTTTCTGTAGATAGGTGCATAGTATACACCTTCATACTGTCTAAAGTCGGCGTCACTCAAATCTGAAGACTGCGTAAAGTCAGAGTATGTGCGAGAAGTTGGGTACTCTCCAGACGAGTTTCTATCCATATATTTCGCCTCTGTTCTAAAATGTATAAACGATGGCGGGTAATTACCTTCTATTGTGATGCCATTAAACCTCTTGACAATCATGGGGTTTTGTTGAACAATCCCAGATATCTGACTATTGTACTGTGTACCGTAGAAGTTGTTGCGAGTTTCGTTGGCATCATGCACCCATAACTCACCGTTTTTGAAAGACAAGAACTCTGTTCCTACCTGGGCCATTTGCTCTGGCTCATACGAGTATCGAGATGTCCAGGCGTTTATAGCGGTATCATACGCTAATGTCAGTGCATCTCCGTTCTCCAAGTCGTAGTATGAGGAGCGGAACTCGTTGACTCTCACATGCAAGGTATCTGCCGCATCTGGTGTTTGGTTGGCAGTACTATCATCAAGAGTAAACTTCAGTGTAGTTGAATCTTTTGCGGCAGTAAACTCTATGTAGCCGCTATCATCTACAGCAGAAAAATTACCTATACTGCTATCGTCCGAGTACTTGACTGTAATAGCATCAAAGTCTTCTATTGCAGCACTCACCGTGTGCAACTCCAATCTGTACTTGCGGTTCTTTTTAATTTTCTCCGTCGGTGTAACAGAGATTGTTGCTCCGTTGTACGACGGGTCTTGGAAGCCGTCTAACAAGTCATGGGTGGAAACCTCATCTATGTAATCCTCCAGGTATTCATAAGTAGAGTCAACCTCTGCCAAATGCAAAATGTATTCATCATTACGATTATCATAACCGCCAAAGCACCCAGTAGCACCTTGCTGTACAATAAGGTTACTTCGGTTGCGGAAGAAAGATTTTATACCGCGGTCACCAATTGGCAAAAGACCATTTCGGTCATAGAGTACCACTGTTCCGTTTAGCGCATCATAGAAGAAAACGCGATTGTTAGATTCAACAACACTTTCTGGGTGTAATGTGCCGTATGAACCACGCAATACTTGTGCCGAACCAATAACGCCAGACTGCACAGCAAGGAATGCCGCTCCTCCAGAAGTTTGTAACTGTGCCTCTCCGATGTATACGCTCGCAGTCTCGTTGGTTCCAATGGCCAACATGGTGTTACCCTCTGACTCTGTCTTGGAGGTAAACACCAGTTTCTGAATAGAACCTAACTCACTTGCCAATACATTCTCATCAAGTGAATTAAACACAGAAAGACCGTTTAGCAACGAACCTTGCACTCGGCGTTCACTAAATGATATAGCAGTAGGCTTATGTACTTGTTGGAATCTTGTCAAGCCAAACGCACGGCCAGTGACTTGAATCCAAGTGTTAGCCTTTTTGTAGTCGGGATTGGTAACCTCATGAACGATATCCGAACCGGTACCATATTGCAATACCTTAACAACAACATCTCCGTTAAAACTTCCAGATGTTGTTGAAAATGAGCGAGTGCTTTTACCCGCATTATTGATTTTATAGCCATGCCCAAATTCAAAGAAAGGCTCTGACGAACTCTCAAGGCGAGGACTAAACACCTCTGCCATTACTTGGAAGTTACTGTTGTAAGCAAAACTCCCCAAATCCTTAACGCTACAATACAAGTTACCAGCCGTTTGATGCAAGACACGCAGTGTCGCTGTACCGCTAAAGTTAGGCAAGTTGTGTAAGTTAATAAGGTCTCCCTCTGAAATGTTATACCCAAAATTCTCGGCAGCCATACTACTCAAGTCAACTTGAATGTACTGTGTTGTTTCTTGTGTATATGATGGTTCTGCTCCGGTACCCTCTATATCCTCCACATACCTTAATTGTTTTGCGGCAAACTGAAGGAAAAAAGATTTATTCAAGGACTTGCTACGCACAAAATGATACGAATGCGCCCATTCTGGAATGTAGTTTTGGGGACTCGAAGTTGGCATTGAGAACTTTACATAGCGCACTGCCGTTGAAAAAGTGTCATCGCGTTGTGGTATAGAGATACCGCCTGGTGCTGTAACCTCAATAACACGGCCTAAACGACCATACGCATCAGCAAAGACCAAACCAAATCTGTAACTACTTCCGCTTTTCCAAAGACGAAGGTTTTCCGAATAAACCAAAGCAGTGCCAACTACACCGGTAACAGTAACGGAAGTATCCGCGCCGGTCTGCTGTAAAACTTGTTGACACTGTACCGATGTGGCATCCGATGGTGCAATATCATTCTTGACATAACCAAGAGCAGCGTTGTCTGAAGTCGCCACCAGTGTTTCGCTCGTTAAGTTTTGCGAGGTCGGCCAATAGGTGGGGTCTAACACATTGCTATTATTGACAAAAGCCAAATACCAAGCGTCTACCGTGTCACTATCTTCAGCATGAGGGCCGTTTGAAGGGAATGTGTAATAACCGTCGGCATTAGAACCAGTAACCTTTACAAAACGATGGAACTCTGTTTGGACATCATCATTATTGTCAATATAGTCTAATCTGAACATGGTGTATTCACCCGATGCTACACCACTGGTATTCTCAATTTGAGGAGATATTGCTACAGTATCGCGGACTCCCTCTTCATTTAAGTTGTCCAAACCCTCTGTGGTGTTGCCCATAAAAACACGACCACGCGCACACTCAAGGCTTTTAGCCTTTACCGGTACAGCACTAAAGTATCGAGTAACCTCTGACTCTGCAACAGCCAGCCTGGCGGTATCATTTCTAAAATTCACCTCTAATGCAACATCATCGTCGTCATGATTAAGTATTGCGGGATAACTCTTTTCGGTGTAAAATACAGAGAATGCCGATTCATTATTGTATTTAACTAAATACTCAACCTCAACCACATCCGGGCCGATTCTTTGGTCGGTAGAAATTGTTACAGTAATTGTATTGTAATCCCTTTCGTTAGTTGCAGCATCTGGGTTAGCGTGATAAACGGGGGTACTGTAAGGACTCAATGTACTCACCTCTCCATCGGCATATACAAATCGATACGCAAAAGTAAACGATTCATCTGCAATAAAATTGTAATCTACGGCAGTGTCCTCAAAGCGAGTTGTAGACAGAGGAATGGTTGGTGCTTGACGAATGACTGTTATCAGACTATCTCGAATATCTGTACCGTCTTGACCATAAGAAACATATGTGTCATATGTATTGATTTGTGTATACGAGGAGTCATGCTTTTTCAAGCCTCGCTCAACATTCACTCTTTTAGGTTCTGTATTATTATCGGTAAAGAACAGCAAGTCATCATTCATACCAACGCCGGTAATCAGATACGATAAAGAAAAATTCAATCCTTCCTGGGTAACTCCACCCACAGAAGCCGCGAAATCATCTTGCTCTATAACTTTTCTAATGGTGTCTTCTTTGTGAAAGTAACACAACACCATATGGTCGTCATTGCTATTATGGACGAAATAAAAAACTCTTGAGTTTTCGTTGTCAGAAAAATGACCAATACAAGTATTTGTTCCGCTCGGCATGGTAAAGGTAACTTTTTCGTTACCCTTGACATTGGACACGGCACCCATACTACGCTCCTCGTCCGCAGATACGCGCACATTTAAAGCGTTAAGATACTGATTTCCAGCAATGTACGCCGCATCAGTATCGGTGCTTAATCCACCGGTAAATGTTTTCTTTTCTATCATACCTTCACGCTCTGACGGAACTCACCACGCACCAAGCGCAAGATGTCAGTTTTCGTCAAACCGTAAAGTCTACCGCGCAACTTGCGTAGTTGATTGTAGTACTCTTGCTTTGACTCCATCATCTCACCCTTATTTACTGAACGGTTGTGTTCCTTAAATTTATAGATAATGTAAGCCTCAATAACTTCCGCGGCATACGGATGTATGTAGGATGCCGTAGTGGCTGTGTGATACCCTAAATACTCCATGTAGATGGTGACGCCGGTTGGCTGTGCTGGTGATACCTTTATGACATGTCTGTCACGAATAACCTTGTATTCTGAACTTGTGGTGTCATTGCCGTAACCAACCATTCCTCCTTTATGTTCTCCTTTATCATTGTAAAAATTAGTGAAGTAATAACCTCCATAATTTAGGGATGCAAGAACCTGGTCTGATTCTGTAGACTTGTTATCAGCAGAAACAGCATTTCTATTAAAGTTGTCGTTCACACCAAACACCTTGATTCGGTGGTCATTGTTTACCTTTCTACCTAATTTTATAACATCGATAAAATCTCTGGGGATTTGTAATTCGTTGTTATCATCAAGTGTTACCTCAACGGTTTTAATCAAGGGCAAGGTGTCCATGTTTAACTCCTGGTTCAAACACTTTAGAGCATAGTGCAAAAACTGCACATACCAGTGAATAGGTAACCCAAGGGTCATTAATGAACTGCGAACGATGCCGTCTACTGTAGTTGTCTGTCTCATCGTGATTTATTAGCATCTGATACTTCATCGCTTGGCGTAGAGGCCACGCCAAGAAGTGTTAGTACCTCTTGAATAATTTGTAACTCTTGGTCGCCACCTACTGGCAATGTGTCTGTTGAGGATACTTTTGCTGGGTCAGAAACAAGCAACTGCATGTTCACTGCGCTACCAACATCTCCTTGTGGAGCGTAGAATATAACCTCATTATTGGTTCTCAACTCATAAGGGATGACATTGGACAACAATACATCCTTTACCCCGGTATGACCTACACCAGCCAAAAGACCCATTTGCCCGCTTTGCACTGGAACAAAAGGATTCTCAAAGTCGTCAAGTGTTAGTGAGTCATATGCTTCACGCTTGGTTATATTCCAAACACCCATACCCCGTGGCATAGATATAGGCTGTGCCGGAAGGGTTGCCTTACAATAATCGTCACTAATTGCCGTAGTCGATACAGAGTCGTATTGCGCAATGGCAGCGTGAGGAGGGAAGTAATCCCCCATAGGCAAGTTTGTCTGAATAGACTCAATCTTCAGAACACGGTTAACGGTTTGAAGAACAAGCAATTCAATTTCTTTTTGAGTAATCTCTTGGTCAGCAGAGGGGTTGCCTCCGTTGTACAATCGATATATCTGTTCAGTTATTTTTCCGAGAGTCGTCATGTTCCTTGTTGAATTTTACCTTCTGAATATTGGATGGCCAATGTATCCTCAAGATTCACGCCTAAATAATTTACGGCACGCATGATGATTGCATTTAATGCCGGCTCATTCCACTCCATCTGTGTTGACGAACCAGAAGCATATGTGATTGTACGACCGCTTTGGGTAAAACCAAACACCGGTTTTGCTGGACGAACCAGATAATCTACATCTACATTACTGTGAGTTTCTTTTGGGTATAACTGAACTTTCCCGTCTCCAGATATTTTAGCGATAGGCTCTGTTGAAGATGGTGCCAGGATATACGAATCAAGACGATACGCCACCTCGTCTTCCGATAAGATAGGAATCGTCTTGTTCGATTTACTAATAGACAACAAGTGCATGTAGTCTGTGTTGGTAATCGTTATGACACCAGAACTGTTCGAAGTCTCTTGCGCACTTTCTTTAAATGGCGAGAGGTGGTCGTGTACTGCTTGTGTCATCCCGTAGGCTACACGAGGCACCGGCCGTCCTGGCTGGTACTCTTCTATGTTTCCGTACAACCTATTAAAATACCACATTTGCGCTCGGTCAAGAGCGGAATCAATCTCGGCCGGCGTACTATACCCAGTATTATGCTTATTTAGCAGTAATAGGATAAAATCATGTATCTCCTTTATTGTCATCTGACTCGCTTATAGCACCAGTGTTCATGTCAATGGTGACTGTTCCATACCTTTTCTCCAGGCTTTGCGAGAGTTCTGCGTATAATTTACGAGACGATACAAACTTTCCGTAGGCTTCCGCCTTCATTGTGGCGAGGTCTTGTTCTGCGCCGACCATAGATAAAAGTTGTTGCTCGATTTGTCTTACTTGCGTTGCCGCTTCTTTCAAACTCTTTAACTCTGCCTTTGTGATTCTTGTTTTTTTCTTTGCCATAATTGTTTGATTAAGTTCCTTTGGTTGTTACAAATATAAACACCCCTCTTTGCATGCCTTACAAAAGGAGGTGTATTAAGGCTTATTGCAAAAAGATACTATAATATATCTTTTACCGGAGTGTATTGGCCTACCACCATGGCGATGCGTTATCGCTCCAGGGTGTATAGATATCTCTCCAATCGTCCCCACATGGGTTTTGTTTTGTTTCGAGAAGTAGGTGCCACCGCCAGTAAAATCTCTGTTTAGCGTAAGCAATGCGGTAATAGCGGAAAAGTCATGATGCAGATTCAAGTGTCCTTGAGCATCCATTGTATACTTCACCATAAAGTTTTCGGCATTCATTGACGGCCATTGATTACCATCTAAATGCCAGAAGTAGATTGCTGCCGGGTACACAAACTCACGCAACACTCTATTGTATATGTCGTCAAAGCCAAATGTCGACAACAGCGTGTCCACTGTGGGGTAAAAATCGTGACGCTTCTTTTCCCAGCGCGCATTCTTTTCTGCCTCCTCTATGATTGTTTCACAGAACTCTTCGGTAAAAAGAGGGTATGTTATCAAGTTGTCTATTGGCTCATCTAAAATCAAGTCCCACTGCTTTGTTCGGGCAACCGGGTGTATCCAACGCTCCACCCAAGCATCCCAATCACCGGTCTTAAACAATTCGTCATTCGCGAATCGAGAAGTCTGTGATGTCTCTGTGGTACTGGTTTGCTTTATAATTTCTTGTTTAGATGCCATAGCCTTGATATTTCTATCAAAAAAATGCAAGTCCTTTCTTGGGTGTTCAGAGTGTACAAATGTCGCTGGCAAAAACTCATCAACCGGTATTATGTTTTTACGATAAGGTTGTGACTGTAGTTTTTTTGCAGCATCACTTGTAACTATATATGCGTGGTTATTATATATCAATCCCGGTATATAGGCATCATCAAAGTCCATGATAGAAGGCTCTATAGGATTACCTCCTAAATACCAAACACCCCATTCTCTTGGATTGTCAAAATCTCTTATTACATCCTGGTTAAGTGGGGCTAACACCTCGAAGTCTTCTTCAAGTACAAGTGCCGCGCTAACTTCATCATCGATGATTTTTTGCCATGCACTCATGTGTGCCAACGCACAACCCACTTCACCAGGAGTAACGGGGCGGTTCCACCAGGTATTTTTGGTATCTATTGCCCACGAATCGTATACCTCATAATCTTTCTGCTGGTCTGACAAGACAGAAACGTCAACACCCGGAATAACCTCAATTGGCACATTTATGCCTAATTTTCTAAACCGACTCTTGACATCCTTTTCTTTGCCAGCATCTGGATTCATGCATATACAATATGCTTTTTCAAACACTGGAATCTCTCTATCCAGTATTTGTTTTTGCCATTCTTTCATAATGATTGACCAGTCAAAATTATTGACCCATTTTTTTAGTTTATCTGTATCCGTTTCCTTGTTCATGATACCGACCGTTTCTTGTAGGCCGGCACGCAAAGATGTTTCTGGAATAACACCATGTGCCATCATCTCTAATGCTGTTATACAAAATGTTTCATTATACTCTGTTGGGTAGTGCCAACGCTCCATTTTAGATAACAAGTCATATAGTTCCTTCTGGGGCAAAGTTCCCAATACGGTAACTGACTCATCATCAAACAAGTGACGGAAACTATCACGCAACATTTTAAGGCCATATTCTGGTGTAGCCACATACAGATGCCCACCTACAGACTTCACATATTCATAGGCTTTATCCAGCCCTCTTTCGGGATGAGATGTATAGACATATGAGTTAGGCGTTTTGTTTGTTGTCCGATTGAACAACTTTGTGGGTACACCATTGTATATACGCATGCATTTGTGAGCAACCTCCGGATATCTACTCCTTGTTTCTTTCAAGTGCCAGTCGCTGACGCACACTATGTGGTCTACCAAAGACAAATATCTACGGTGGTCTGCCAACTCCTCACCACGATACCAGGGAAAGTATTCTTCATTATGAAGCCAGAACACGGTTTTGCGCACCGAGTGGTACTCAAACTCCTTCAGAAAATGAATGTATTGCACACCGACAAGAACATCTATCACCCCATCGATTCCAGTAGCGAACCTAACGCCATTCCAGTTTGTAAGTCTAACTTGGCCCAGCACATGAACATCATGACCAGCAGCAGAAAGTTCTTTCGCTAAAAAGCAAACACACTTCTCTGTGCCACCAAGGCCAGTGTTATCTAAATCTTCTGGCCCCCAAGGCGTGGCATAATAGCCAACATAAAAAACTATGGTCATCTATGGTTGTTTGTCATAAAGATAGATTCTTTTTGTGACAACAACAATTATATATGAATTTATGACAGTCTTAATATTGTAATCGCACCACCATCACCATTGGTACTTGTAACCTTATGATTACATGTACCACTCTGCAAGAATGTGAAGAACTCTAATTGGTCACCAGCAGAAACCGAAACAGCAAATGTTGTAGATGTGGTTGATTTATGCCCGTAAGCATTATGTCTGAAATACTGAATATCCGTACCCCCTTGTACAACGGTACCTCCAATCTTTGCAGATGCACCAAAGTTACTACGGTCAGCATGCTCATTCTCCCAATTTATATTCCAAGATATGAGATAGGTGCCGGCCTCGTCAAAGCCAAGTCTGTTATTAGTCTTTGTAATCGCGGTAGTACCAGACATCTCCGCAGTAGACTGTAGGTTGATTGATGTGTTGCTACTTGTATATGTTTGAGCAGTTTGGAACAAATATTTAGTAGGCGTGTAAGACGAGCCATCAGAACCAGGCGCACCCTTCTGACCTTTGTCGCCATCGCTACCATTCGTTCCGTTGGTACCGTTACTCCCGTTCGTTCCAGGCTCACCCTTTTGTCCTTTGGAACCGTTGGTACCATTACTCCCATTAGTCCCGTTCGTCCCAGGCTCTCCCTTCTGTCCCTTACTACCGTTAGTCCCGTTGGAACCGTTTGAGCCGTTAGTCCCCGGTTCCCCTTTCTGTCCCTTGTCTCCGTTTGTTCCGTTCGAGCCGTTACTTCCGTTAGTACCCGGCTCCCCCTTCTGACCTTTATCTCCGTTGGTACCGTTACTTCCGTTCGAGCCATTACTTCCTGGCTCACCCTTCTGTCCCTTACTACCGTTAGTTCCGTTACTACCATTGGTTCCCGGCTCACCCTTCTGGCCCTTGTCGCCATTAGTTCCATTGCTACCGTTAGAACCGTTCGTTCCAGGCTCACCCTTCTGACCTTTACTACCATTAGTCCCGTTAGAGCCATTACTTCCTGGCTCTCCCTTTTGACCCTTGTCGCCATTAGTCCCGTTACTTCCGTTGCTTCCGTTTGTACCCGGTTCACCTTTCTGACCCTTGCTTCCATTGGTACCATTAGAACCGTTACTACCAGGCTCTCCTTTCTGGCCCTTACTACCGTTAGTACCATTACTTCCGTTAGTACCTGGCTCGCCCTTTTGACCTTTACTTCCGTTCGTTCCGTTACTACCGTTGGTACCGGGTTCCCCCTTCTGACCTTTAGAGCCGTTAGTGCCATTACTACCATTACTTCCGGGTTCTCCCTTCTGACCTTTACTACCGTTACTACCGTTACTCCCGTTCGTTCCGGCCTCGCCCTTCTGACCCTTGTCTCCGTTTGTACCGTTAGAACCATTGGTTCCAGATTCTCCTTTTTGCCCTTTATCTCCGTTCGTTCCGTTGCTTCCGTTGGTTCCGGCCTCTCCCTTTTGCCCCTTCGAGCCATTCGTTCCGTTGCTTCCGGCCTCTCCTTTCTGTCCTTTACTTCCGTTTGTACCGTTGCTACCAGCCTCTCCCTTCTGTCCTTTAGAACCGTCTCCTCCGGGTTGGCCCTCCGCTCCCTCGCTTCCGGGTTCTCCCTTCTGGCCCTTGCTTCCGTTAGTTCCGTTTGTACCATTGGTTCCAGACGCCCCTTTCTGACCCTTATCTCCCTTGATACCAGAAGAACTACCCACCCATGTTCCGGATGAGTTTATCACAGCAGTACCGCCAACCGATACGCCACCATCTACATCAATGTCATTTAAGATTTTTACTGCCATGAGAGTCTAATATAAAAAAAAGGGGTGAGAGTGTTGTTCTACACCTCCACCCCCTTGATTATTCAATTGTTGTTTTTTGTTAAGCAGAGGTACTAATCAACACAACATCAAATGTGGCATCAGTATTCACTCTAATTGCTATATCACCATCTGATTCATGAGTAATTTCCGGGAATACCTGGAGACCGTTTTCGTCATAAACATTTACAATCGGAGGGTTAGCAGTATCCAGTGCATGCGTACCGGCTGCAATTGTTGCCGAACCTCCAGAGGTTGTAACTTCCGCTGCATAACGCTTCGTCTTTGTGTCTAACTGCGTTTGGATAGCAGAAGTCACGCCGTCTACATAATTCAACTCTGTAGTTGTAGCCGTAATGCCATCAAGAGTATTGATTTCTGAAGCCGTAGCCGTAACACCATCGAGGATATTCAATTCTGCGGTTGTTGAAGTAACACCGTCAAGAATATTAATCTCTGTAGCGGTAGCGGTAACACCATCCAGAATGTTGAGTTCTGCTGTGGTTGCTGTAATACCGTCTAACACATTCAGTTCTGCCGCAGTAGAGTCTACCGCTGTACCGTTCAAAACAAGACCGCTATTGTCAAGTCTGATTGCTCTTACATCAATAGTGCCTTTAGTCCCGCTGAATACCTCACTGGTATTTGTACCGTCAGCAATAAATGTGAAGTAGCCCGTACTATCATCGAAACCAAAGAAACCTAATTTAGCGGCTGAACCGTTATGCCAACGGAACTCAATACCTCGGTCTTTATTGTCATCAGAAGACGGAGCGGTATCCCCACCCAAAGTAAAGATAGGGTCATCAATGGTTACTGTAGTTGAGTTTACTGTTGTAGTAGTACCGCTTACAGTTAAATCGCCAGTAACAGAAAGATTACCACTTGTGGTTACCGTGACATCTGTCGCATCACCAATGGTTACATTCTCTGTGATTTCAGCAAGTCTTGATGTAAGATTGGCTACATTTACATCGTTATCTGTATTTGTTGTTTTTGCTGACCAAGAGAACGAACCGTCACCATCAGATGTCAACACATAGCCAGTTGTACCGTTTCCAGAAACATTAAGTTCTGCTGCACCTACAGAGTTGTCTGTAATTTCAGACGCTCCAACCGCTGAAAGAGTTGCTAAATCACCAAGGCCAAGATTTGTTCTTGCCTCACTGACAGTTACAAGGTCAGATAAATTGTTTCCAGAAGCAAGGTAATCACCGGTGTCAGCAGTAGCGATACTACCCAAGCCGAGAGATGTGCGCGCTGTTGCACCACTCTCATAGGCGAAAGCACCAGCACCCGTAGCCACAATAAACTGGCCGTCTGCTGTTGGCGCACCAAGTGTATCAAGGTCTTCAAGAACACCATCTACACCAACGGTAATAGAACCGCTTGTTGTGATTGGGCTACCAGTTACAGCGACACCCGCACCAGCGGTAATACCTACACTTGTTACAGTACCAGAGCCTCCGTCAATTTCACCCCAGGATGTACCGTTATAAAACTTTAGTTTGTTTACAGTAGAATCATAAGCAATCTGACCGGCTACCGGGCTACTGATTGCATTGATTTCTGTTGTCGTTAGGTTATCAATTCTGGCGTTTCTCAACTCGTTTTTACCGATATCGAGGTAGCCGTCAATTGTAACATTGTTAAGAAACGCTATTGCCATACCTTTTTATTTCGTTAATTATGCTAAATTAAGTTAGTTTAAATACACTGTCCCGCTTGTTGACCCCGAAAATGTCAAGGTTACTTGGCTGCTTGAGTCGTATGTGATGTTTGGATATATAATTGTTCCAGAGGAATTTACGACACTTACAGCGGGTTTTTTATTTAGAGAATGAGTTACAACCCATGTGTCTGATGGAGACACTTGCTCAAACACTTGGTGCTTGTCACTGCCCATAGCCGCCTTGCGAGCGGTAATGCTGTTCTTTTCAGTACCCCTTTTTACAGTAATCTTATTACTTGGGGTCTTTTGAGTTACCGTGATTTTGTTACCATCACCACCAGCATTTTTTACAGATACATTTATAGACGCCATTACTCTGTTACATCATCAATAATTACAAAATCTCCAGCAAACCAAGTACTTACATTGCTTGGAGTTTCTGAAGAGTTAGTGGCTTGTAAATCATATACATAAACGCCAGGACTAACATTCATGTCTGAAGCCGCTTTTGTAATTGTTAAAACGCCAGCAGAGGTTTTCGTAAAGTTGCTATCACCCTCGGTAAAAGACAATACGGTACTACTGCTGTTCGCTCTTTTACGAACATCTATCTCAAATGAGTAGTTGCTTGATAAATCAATAGCCTCCCCATCCTCGTCTGTAACGGTAAGTTCCAACTTAAAACTGTCGTTCTTCCGACAAGTAATGTCCAGCCTTGACGCTAAATCTAAATTTACTGATGCCATACTACAAAACTAACTTAATCCCTTAATACATATAAAAAAGTTGGGGTCAACTTTCGCCAACCCCAACCAACCAACGGAACCACCAAACAAACACTAATACATAGCGTTTACTTTAAGGCTGTCTTCAGTGCCTTCAGCACCTCGCCACCATGTTCGCTCTCTACCAGATGCGCTACAAGAGAATCCTCTTTCTTGGTTCCACGCGCAACGGTACAAATTTGTTCTTGGCTATCCGACCATTTCCAGGTATTGCTCGCTCCATCAAAGGTAATCACTCGTGCAGTCTTCGCTCTACTAATTAGGGCATAGATTGCATTCTGCTTATTCTTACTGCGGCGAACAAACTCTTCTGGATGAGACTCTGCATATTCTTCTACTTTATCTCGAAGAACAATCAAGTCTTGGTCTTCTTGCCAGCCCATCATAGCAACGAAGTTGCGGACATCAGCGGCACCCATTTCTGCTGCAAGGTTTAGTGCTTGACGCTTCGTGCTACGGCCTTTACGGCGAGAGTCAGATTCTTTCTTCAAGTCAACACGATAGAACAATGCCGGTATAGTCTCGTCTCGCTTTGGATTTGAGGCGTTGTAGTTACACAACTCCATAAATTCATAAGCCTCTGCATCACGGACTGCACCACCCTGGAGGACAATCGTACCCATGTTTTGTTTTTCAAACCATAATGTACGATAGGCTGGGCCTTCTGCTCCAATAGAAGCAATCATTGCAATATCTACAAACTCTGACTTGTTTTCATCCCATATTCTATCTCTGTTAGGCACATTTTGAGAACATGGAACTTTTGTTTTTGATGGGTCTTTAGGGTTAATCTTAACTCCTAATAATCGGTAAGTTGCCGATTCCCCTCTTTTGAGTGCGACTGGTTTTGTTTTCTTGTCAATCGCATTTACTTCGTTATAAACTTTCATAACTAATTAATTACTGTTTGTGGTGGTGGTTATTAAAAAGGGTTGGAAGGGGCAAGCCCCCTCCGTCCCTATTGGATTAAATCCTATGTTTAGGCAGTGTACATGTCCATAGCGATGAACTGCTCAACACCCAATACTTCAAGTCCTTGTACAGACTCGTAGTGGCACTCAAGTACTGAACGCTCGTCAGTTGGAGTAGGCGCAAGACCACCCAACATGATTTCACGATACTTGAGGTCAGTACCATTACCAGCCATGTAACGAACACGCATACGGTCTAAAGACTCACCAGAACCAGAGGCTTTGATTTTGTCGTTAGGTATAAAGTAAGCGAAGTCCTCAAGACCAGCAGAACCAGTGAAGTTAACCACTTGCTTGTGGTCAATCATTGGCAAGTACTTCTTCATGTAAGTACGACCGTAAAGTTTGAACTTGTCAATTCCCAAATCCAACTCTTTACCACTAACATCGAAACGCGCACCAGTGAAACCAGCAGTCGTCAAGTTGTTTAGCATGTTGTCGATTTGAACCTCTCCTTCAGTTCCGGTGAATAGCAAGTATTCTTGCGGAGCGCGAGTTTGGTTCAAAGTCTTCGTCAACGAAGCCCAGTCTGAAACAGCCAAAGCAGCAGAGTTAGTAATCTTACGACCACTTGTGCTTACGATGCTGTGGTGCAAACCTTGTGTAGTTTGTACTGGGTTTCCTTCTCCGTCTTGCAAGTCTCCGTAAGAAGCGTCAGTGAACTTGTCATCAGACTTCTGACCGTACATCATTGCAAAAGCGATGTCTGAACGGAAACGAGTCAACGCTTCGTGCTGTCCTTTCAAGAAGTAGTAAGGCTGACCTTTGAACTCAAATTCAATCTTTGAAGCGTTCTGGATGTCAGTGATAACATACTTTTCTTTAAAGATTTGAACTTGGTTTGATTGCTTCGTAGGAGTCAACTTACGAGCAGAAGGTGATTTAGAACCTTCACCAGCAGCGTTAGAGAACGCAACTACTTTTACACCGTTAAGGTCAGTAGCAGAAGCATACAAATCAGAACCTACGCTCTTGATTTCCAAGTTTGCACTGCTAATATCCTTAACATAACCTACATTCCCGTTAGGGAACATCAACAAGTCACCTTTACGAACTTCTTCAGTAGAAGGAGCAGAAGCAAGTGCCAATGTGAAATCACGCTTTGCAGTACCGCCAGAACCAGCACCGATGCTTGATTCAACAGTTACAGCAGAAGATGATGCAGTTGTTACTGCGCCTTCATAGATTTCACTATTCACAAAAGTGTGATATTCGGGTACAGCAGTTTCAATACTACGACCCATCAATTCCATTACATCCAAGAAAGAGTACTCCTCGTTTGTAACATTCAATAAGCGGTTTAAGATTTCGCGCTGGTCAAGAAAAGACACAGACGAAACATAACTCTTATTTACCGCGTTTAGACCTCCAAATGCAGCCATTTTAAATTAAGTTTTTTGCCTTTCGGCGTTAATGATTATCTCCCCAAAGCATTCAATGCGGCTCTCAAGAAGTCTTCATTACTGTCGCCAGTTGAAGACGATGAACCTCGTTGTGGTCGGGAAGGATTTTTAATTTCCTTTACCACCTCTTTACCACCCAGAGTCTTGCCATGGTTGATAAGACTACGCTCAAACACACCGGGATTTGAAGCATAATTCAAAACACGATACCATTTATCATAGTCTATCTGGCCATCTTCCGACTGAAAGAGTTGGAAAAATTTTGTGTTGTCGATTGTCATTTCAACAACGGCGTCCGTGTTGTCAACCTCATATGCAAAAGGTTCGCCGTTATAATTAATAACCACTCTCTGGTTATCAAGTAACTCCTTTGTTGTAGGATGGCTTTGTACACTCTGCGTCCACTGTTGACGGGCTTGTTCAGCCTCGGCTTGAGTTTGTGCAGAATTGTCCTCTCGCTGTGGAATTGCGAACTTGGACTGGTCTTCAATGAGGGACTGACGCTTGCGTGACGCTTCTGACTTCAGAAGTTCCTTACCAAGTTCAATCTCATCTTCACCATATCGGTTCTCATCCAACTGGTATTTTTGGATGACCTCACGGTCAAATAAACGCTCAAAGTTCTTGTCTGACATCTCCGGGTATTGCTTTCTCATATCGTATCTCACGACATCAAGGTCACTCATCGAAGTGTAGTCAACGCTTTTCGCTTCTAAATACGGGGTGACATCTCCCGTAGACTTATAATAATCTATGAGTCCTTGCAAGAACTCGTCATATTCTTCTACTTGTGGTTGGGCTGATTGGCTTTGCTCAAGTTGTGCTTTAAGTTCCTCTACCTGGTCATACAAAATGTCATGTGCATCAATGAGTTCGTCAGCACTGCTATACACATTGTTAGTATAGTTGCCGATAAATTCAGATGCCGACTGCATCTCTTCTTCAGAGTACTCCCCATAAGATTCTGTATAAGAGGTCTCGTCATAATCTTGAGAATCAACTTCTTGAGCAACTTCAGAGTCAGCAATGTCAGCCTCATCATTAAAGGATTCTTGCTGGTAATCTTGCTGAACACCCGATTCCTGGGTTGTCTCGCTTGAGACTTGCGTCTCTTCTTGATTCACTGTAGGGGACTCGTCCGTTGGAGTAGGGCTGTTGTCCTCCAGGGGTTGGCCCCCCACCGTGATGTCCGATAAACTAATGTCTTCCATAATTGTTTGTGGTTGTTGTGTTGGCTAAATTATTGTAACATATTGGCGTCTTGAGCATTTTGAGGGGTAGGTTGTGGTGCTTGTGGTTGCGCCTCCTCTTGTGCGGCGGCCATCTGCTGTTGTTGCATATCCTCTCTACTTATTTGAACACCTTGCTGTACGCCCATAGCAGAGTATTTTGCGGACAACTCAAGTTCTTTCAACTTCATGTCGTACTCAAACTTCTGTTGTGCTAACTTACTGCTTACCTCACCTTTAACTTGCTCCAGTTGAGCCTTGGCTTGTGCTTCTAATTCAACAGTTTTTTGCTTGGCTTGTTCTGCCGCCATCGCAGACTGCTGCTGAACCTGGGCGTTCATTTGTTGCTGGCGCATAGCCTTGACCTCTAACTCCTCCTTGCGGCGGCGTATTTTATATGCCAAGATTTGCTGGGCAACTTTTAGGTTATCTGTATTCTCAATCAAGATAGCATCTTCCATCTCAATCAACCCTTGCTGGAGATTTGCTTGCATAAACGCTAATAGTCGCGCACGGGACTCGTCATCCGGCTTATCTTCTAATCGCATGCCAAACTCGTAATTTGATAAGTCACTGCTGGTACTAAAGAACTCCATAGTTCCGGAGCCAAGTGCCTTTCTATAACCCTCAATATTACCCCCTTTTTGGATAACATCTTGAACACGAAGAACAATAGAGCGACACAAATTCTCAAGAAGATTGCGCTCTGCATCATGAATGTTACCAAGGGAGTTGTTTGTACTTTCCGCTGCAAGTTTTGCTGTTGTCGTAAGCGCACGAGCATCCGGGGTGCTACCATCAGTAAATTCATTAAGACCCGTGATGTCACGAATCATCTGGATGTTTTGCTGAATAATAGAGAAGTATGAAGATACATCAGAACCAATACCGTTCTGCAATTCCTCGATAGGGCGGTAGTTTGTCGGTCGTCCTTGAATGTCCACCTTACGATATACCAAGACACCCTTCTTATTAAACAAGTCAATCACCTCCATAGGCGTCAACTGATTACCGTTTGCACCAAGGGGGATATCCTCTAATGCACCCATTTCAATCATGATACCCTTTGGACGGGCCTCTGCAATGGCTTGCTGTAATCGGTAGTATGCAATTTGAATATTATCAGCAATAGGAATTAATTGCTCCATAATACCAAGACAGCGCATATTGTGGAAGTCTGGAGAATACAAGTGGTACGACATATCTGTTTCCATCAGTCGCCCCTTCTCTCGCTTCATGTCTGTAGCCAAGCCGTAATCAAACATGTGATTAGTGCCTACAATCCACTTCGCACAGTACACAACCTTATACTCGGTCTTATCGTAACTGTTTTTACCGCGCTCCTTATAGTCGTCACCAACCTTTGTGTACACCATATTCCCACGGCGGTCTGTACGGCGTTCGTGCTTCATGGTATTGGTAGAGTAAAACTCAATGTCCATCACCTGGATTTTGTTGTCATCGTAAGCACGGCTGTATGGAGTATTGATAGGCATGGCAGATGTACCTTGACCAGATAGCCCACGCGATTTACTTCCTATTTCCTCATATGCCGTTTCAGCCAACTGATTACCAGCCATTGCTTTGATGTCAGAAATCGTCAACTCAAGAATCTCGCCGACATGTTGCTTATCAGAAAAGTCATTTTTCTCACATGTGCTGATAATCACTTGTGCTGGATTGACTCGGCGTACACGAACGGCATTATTACTGTCAATGTACTCTTTAATGATTCCAACACCATCGTCAAATAAGTCTTCTAATATCCTACGACGCACCTCGTCCCAATCGTTTTGGTACAACACCAAGTCAATGGCTTGCTCCATTTCAATAGATGCTTGGTGCTTATAGGTGTAGCGCGCTTGCATTTCAAGTTCCTCTAAATCTTGAGGCTCGTCTGGACGCCTGCCCAAGCCAAACAAGTTAGGTAAATCCGGGTCTTCTTTTGCAAGACCGGTTCGTAAAAACAAGCGTTCCTTTAGCGTCTTAAAGTAATTGTCTTTGTCGTCACGGGCCAAAGCGTCAATAGGAGTGGCTACAATATTGTAGTCGGACTTCGCAAGTTTATTCAGCGCAATGCGGCGGAACTTGGGAATGATAGGGAGTACCGACCAGTCAATGTTTAGCCAACTTTCATTGTCATCACTGGTAACGCCAAGTACTGGCTTATATTTGTTGATGGGCTGATTGCCCATTGCATATTCTTTTGTTCGGTGGTGCTTCCATCGTGCTTGGTAAAAACTCTGTGCGTTAATACCATTATACTCGTGCCACGCGGCTTTACAGTATTGTAGAATCCAATCTCTACCCTTCTCATCATTAGATACAAGGTGAGATGGATAGTTATTTGGACCGTGACTTTTATAACTCATCCTATCTTGTGTTTCCTAAACATAGACCCAACATCTATAAGTTTTGATTTCCGTATAACAGCATCCTTCAATAACCCCCTATCGGCAATCAAAGTGTAGCCGGCAGCCATGGCCGCATCAAACTTGGTCGTGTTGTTAATGTCAAAATTAAGCCAATCCTCCAGTAACTCCTTAAAAATAACCCTATCAATATGATTGACAATGTAATCTTCTGTAACTTCTGCAATTTGCTGGTGTGTTTTTTGGCTACCAGAGATACCTGGCTTTGGGCTTCCAGGTAGATACATAAGAAAAGCACCGTATCCGCGCTCTTCAAAATAGTGCTGTATACCAATCTTATTGTCCTCAAACAACATTTGACAGCCATAGTATACACACATCTTCAACATATCCTCGTAGAATATCTTTGCGGTAGGTGGGCGATGTATGTATTGACAAATAAACGCGTTGTTTTGGTGAGATGCTGTAGCATCATACTTTGCAAAAACATATGCAGCACCGTCAGAGCGGCGGTAGTCTACAGTAATGTTATGGTCAAAGGGGTCACACCCCGCGACAAACTTCAGCATGTTTAGCGGATACTTTTTAGTGGCCCTGGTCTCAACCTTATTGCTATGTTCCTCATTATCAAACACATAGTTTACCAGAAACTTACCGTTCGCCCTGGGAACAAACTTAACTTTAGTATCTCGCTCACCACCTACCCACTCAAAATTACCAGCGGTGACCAGGTTATCTTGCCAGGAAACATAGTCCAGCCTATCATTCAGTTTCACGGCATCATATAAACATCGGTCAGCATCAATCCTAAATGCTTCCTCCGGTGTCATCGGGAACTTTCTTATGAAACTTGATAGTTGACGCTGGTCACTTCGTAGTGCGTCTCGCTCATTGAGGAGGTACATTGTTGCCCCTTCCACATTACACTGCCCGTACTCGTTGTACTCCAGCGACTCTTGGGCCGGGGTGAAGTATCTATAAAGACCACTTTTAGTTCTTCCATTTTCATTCTTTTTATTTTGGTCACTATAATCCCATAGCATTCTATAGGTATCCATTTGACCCTCAATCTCCTCTACCGTTGAGGTCAACAGTGCCTTGCCTATAACCTTACCATCAACATCAAGACAGAATTTATGAGCATCCCAACGCTCCATGATATCTACCTCGACCGTCTTAAACACCTCATCCTGGACAAAACGCTTTAGTTTATAGCCATCATAAGCATATACATCTGACGATTTAAAATCAATTGTTGATTCAAGTTCCTGGCTACTAAACTCCTCCATCGCCTGGCGACCCTTCTTAACAGTCTTGAAAAACCTCAACTCACTGGTAGGGTTTACACCTTTTGCGGTATCAAACACCGGGCGGAAAAAATCTGGCAGTTTTCTAAACGGGCTTACTACCGCTTCACGAAACACCTTCTTTGCATCGGTATTTGTCTTGCTTTGTATACCACCGTTTGAACGGCGCATACGGCTAATCCCCTCTAACAAAAATGCACCAGCCTTAAATGTTTTACCAGCACGGCGGCGGGTAACATTAAGCATGCCGTAGCAATTAGGGTCTTGCATACAATATTCCAGGAAGTAAAACTCCTTGCGGTCTGGCTCACGAAAGTTTGGTAAACCAATATCTATCTGGTAGTAGTTTAAAAAGTAATAGTGCAGACCCGTAATGTATGTCGGCTCACCATTATTCATGAACCACACACCATTCATTCTACGACCCCACTCTCTTCTGCGGATAGTCTCTAACTCTGGATTGAAGTATTCCGGGTCATCTTGCTGACGCTGCATCTCTGCACGGCGTTTCTTTTGCCAATCTACGGGAAGTTCTACCGGCTCCCAGTATTGGTCTTTTTTTCTCGCCGACCTTTGTATGATGTCAACCTCTTCTATCTCTCCAGAGAAATGGTTGTACACATATCCCACTGGTGGTACCCAGCAGTCCAAGCCTTGAACGGTTTCCTTTTTGTATCCCTTTCTTTTTTTAAACATCTGATAATGTCTCTGGACTTATCGACCCTCTGGCCGTAATAGTTTTTACCAAGTCTTCATCACCGGCATACATCTTCAAGTAGTATTTTTCAAGTCGAGCGTTGATGTTGTCCAGGTCTTCCATAATCTTACCTTTAATCTGCAACGCTTGTAACAAATCCTTGTCTCTGTCTGCCTCTACATTCCTCAACAACTTGCGCTGGTACTCGTAAAATGTTTCCTCATTTGATACTATCATTGACCATATCCGGTTATTAACGAAGCGTAAGAAGTCATCTATTAGCACTATCACCCCTTTATTCTTTAGGCCTATTAATGCCCCCGCTTTATTTTTGGACTGTTCATCCTCCATGGAAAAACCGGCGAGGATGGCCGACTGTTCTTTTCTTCTTTGCATGTCTGGGAAAAACTCTTTCAGCGGAGAGTTGGGGTCATAGAGATAACATATATATTTGATTATCTTGTTCTTATCTGGGTCGTTGTACTTAACAAAAGACTCTATTAAAGAAAGCCTCGGCACTTTTTTAACGAGGTCTCCCTTCACATTGTGAATAGGAAAAGTTAAAACATTAAAATCTGAATCCGTAAAAAGTTTCATAGTTGGTGGTTGTATGGCAAAAGTAGAGCGTTTACCAAGTGGCAAGTTAAAATATCGTGGGGAATTATTTCCTGGATATAATAAACCAAAACGCGCCCCAAAAGGTAGTAAAAAGAAATATAGGGTACTTGCAAAACAAGGTGACAAAATTCGTATTGTTCAGTTTGGAGCGAGAGGATACTCTGACTTCAAGCAACACAAAGACCCAAAAAGACGAGCCAACTTCAAAGCGAGACACAACTGCTCTACGGCAAAAAATAAACTAACTGCCCGCTATTGGGCATGTAACTATAATTGGTAATGCGAAAAAAGGGATTGGCAAAATTCAAAGAACTGTTTTGGTATAGTGACAGTGAACCCAACGAGGTACTCATCGCACTATGCCATATCATTGCATTACCAGCAGCATTGTGTGTGGACTTTGACAACCCGTCCGCCTTGTTAATATCACTTGGCATTGGAGCGGGTAGTTTTCAGATGTGGGCAGTATTATGGAACGGGACTTTACGAATGAGACTGTATGCTGTACAAATCGCAGCACTCATTGCTGTAGGAACTTGTGAAAACCTTTGGGCAGCAAGCCTACTAAACGGAAGCCGTTTGGGGTGGGTTATCATTATGTTGTTTGCCATATGGAATACAGTTAGGGTGTATAAGGAGAAATTAGACAAAGCATTGTAATGGATAATATAACTCAAATAATCATCACTGTTGTTTCAGTTGCTGGTACCGCCGGTATATGGCAGTTCCTTCAAACAAGGCTCAAAGTAAAGTCGGAGGAAAAGAAGTCTAAAATAGAAAACAGTGACGGGGTGCAATATAGAGATGACCTTAAAAACAGAGTTCGTAACTTGGAGGCATTGTTGGCCGCAAGTAGCGATGAGAAAGATGAACTTCGTAATCAAGTGTTAGCCCTTACACAAGAGGTATCTGCACTACGGGTTAAAGTAGAGTTCCTTGAAAAAGAAAACGACCGACTAAAAGACAGATAAGACATGGAATTAAGAGTTATCAGATATTGTAGCCGCGAAGACTGGACATTAGGAATGTTAATGGAAGACCGCACCTTCTTGTGCTATACGCTTGAGGACGAGCATAGAGAAGAAAAGGTTATGCATGAAACGCGTGTACCAGCCGGACGATATCGGATAACATTAAGAACTGAAGGGGGGACTCATGCCCGTTACATCAAAAAATACCCAGACATGCACAAGGGGATGTTGTGGGTTCGCGATGTACCTAACTTCAAGTGGATTCTTATACACACCGGTAACACAGACGAACATACAAGCGGATGTCTACTAACCGGATTGACATCTGATTCAAGCAAAGGATTTATCGGTCGCAGTGTAGATGCATATAAGGCTATATACCCACGCATAGCAGCGGCATTAGAAAACGGGGAAGATGTGTTTATCACCTACGAAAACTATGACGAACTATGAGGCCCAAGAGAATAAAGAAAAAATCAAAGGTCAACGAAGCCGGTAACTATACAAAGCCAGGCATGCGTAAAAAACTATTCAAAAAGATATTGGCCGGAAGTAGGGGTGGTCGTGCCGGACAGTGGTCTGCTCGTAAGGCTCAATTGTTAGCATTAGAATACAAAAAGAACGGAGGAGGGTACACATCATAATGGCACTCAAGAAAACACAGAAGTCATTAAAGAACTGGAGTAAGGAAGAGTGGACCACCGGTAGCGGAAAACCCTCGTTAGAAACTGGAGAAGCGTATCGACCAAAGAAAGAAATAAAAAGATTACGCAAAAAAGGATTGCTTGGCCTTGCAAACAAGATAAAGAAAGCCGCCACCAAGGCTGGAAAACAGTTTGCTAAATACACAGAATCGACGAAAATCAGAGGTAGAATCAGACCTAAAAAATAAAAACATGGAAAAAGTAAAACAATTTTGGACTAACTTTGGTCAAGGTGTAAGCGTAGCATTTGCTGTAGCAACATTGGTTGCAGAGCAAGACAACCTTCTCACCGGTTTATTCTTTGCGATATTCACCGGGGCTTCTTTATTTGTAGGCAGTAAGATTTATGAATCATTTAAAAAATAGAAATCATGGCATACGGTAAAGGAATGTCTTACGGGGGCTACGGCACAAAGAAGACTATTAAGAGAATCAAGCCTAAAGGAAAGAAAGGGTCTTCAAAGAAAAAGTAATGGACTACAAGAAATTAAAAAAGATTTCTGGTGAACTGAAGAAGGCCTCGCGTATGCATAAGGCCCAGGCAGATAGGATAGATAAGATAATCAAACTATCTAAAAAGAAAAGATAGTGAAATTCCCTTGTGTTGCATGTGGTGCTTGTTGTCGCAGAATTTGGTGGGTAGGCCAGGAAGAACTTGAGGCTCACGGCCTTTCTGTAAAAGAAGACGGCTCATGCACAAACTTATTAGGGGATAATTCTTGTGCCATTTATGAAAGTAGACCAGATATTTGTAGAGTGGATGTTGCTGTAAAGGAGTCCGGCGAAGACGAAATAGAATACTATCGCAAGAACATTGAGATATGTAATCAATGGATGGATGAAGACGGCATGTCTGAAATGAAAATAGAAGATATTTAAATTTAGAAATCATGGGTGACCCACGAAGAATCAAACAAAAGCAACCGGACTACAAGTCCAGACCTATTAAAACGGAAGGTTGGAAAAGCGAAGAGCATTTCAACAGTTATGTAGACAACATTATTAATTCAAAAGGCTTCCAAAGCCATCCAAAAGCAGAAGAACTTGAGGCAAAGATTCGTATGTTCGCAGAGGCCGGAGCCTTTAGGAGCATAGAGCAACTCATTTTCAAAGACAAGTACTTGGATGAGTATAGCGATGCGATGATTACATTTAAGAGAATGGGTGCTGGTGACGGTCCAAATGGAATGTGGGTGCAAAAAGGTATGTCTGTACTAAACGAAGACGGCTCATATAGTAAACTTAAGCCAGGAGAAGTTAAAACACTTACTCGTTTGCAGACTGAATACAATCAAGAAGGCGACCCATCAAAGGCAAATTTCTATAGATATAGCCCAACACAATATGGCGGAACACGAGTAATCAATCCCTTTGGAAAATACACTGGTGGTGTTAACCATGTTAGCGGAAAGGGTATATCCCTTCAAGGACGACAAAATTATCTTAACTCCTTAAATGAGGCTACTGAAGAATTAAGCGGTGCAGCCGGCCAGGCTGGAGCGGCTATGCTTGGAGGAGCGGCTGCCGGAAATGCTGCCGCAAATGCTCAAAGAAAAAAGAATAACCGTTAATTAATAAAATTAGAAATCATGGGTGACCCACAGAGAATCCGCCAAGCCGGTAATGATATGGAGTCTAAACCAATGCCTACCGAAGGATGGGAAGACGAACAAGCATACAACGACTATGTAAGTGGTATAATTACACAAATACCACAAGGACGCAGAACGCCACAAATCGTATCTAAAATAGAGGAATTAGCCGAAATGGGTGCATGGGGAAGTTTAACTAATCTTCTTTCTCAAAAAGGATTTAAGGCCGCTGGGTCTTATGTGCGCCAAAATGGAGGCCAAGCCGGACCAGACACATGGGTTGATAAAGGCTTTTCTGTAATAGGAGAAGACGGTAAATTCCATTTGGTGGACGAGGGAGAAAGCAAAACACTGACCTCGCTACAAGATGAGTATGACCAAACGCACGACCGTACCCAAAAGGGCTACTACAAGAATGCACCTACAAGAGAAGGTCATGAACGAGTTTTGAACGACTTCGGTAAATTTGGGCCGAGAGACGGACGATAAACTCCTTACACTCTTATAAAGAAAAATGGCTGACCCATTAGTTTGGGCCAGCCATTTTATTTATATCCTATTAAGTGCTATCTGCAAGATGTCTTGGTCGTTGAAGTTGCTTATTCGGACAACCGCCACGCCTCCATTGCCATTAGTGTCGGTAAACAAGATGATTCTATTTGTCCTCTCATCCCCAACAAAGTCTGGATTTGAACCAAGTACTTCAAAGCGGGGGTAGTACTCTTTCATGGTGTCAAGGAAGTGGCTGATTAGTTCAGAGCCATACAACTTGTAAATAATAAAGTCATCTTCTACTTTCTTGACTTCTGTGCAGCAATCGTTTAATTCAATTACTGCGAGTAGGTGGTTGTCCCCGGTGGGGTTTGATGATTGTGCGAATGTTGTCGCAGTCACAAGCGCGAACGCAAAAGCAAAAATTGTTTTCATAAGGCATTTTTATATTTTGGTTGATATAGTCAAATATAGTAATTATATGTAATAGTCAAAAAATATTTTTAAAAAAACTTATTAGGGGGTGTTTCTTGTAATACTTGCGACATAAGAACTGATATTTGTATATCATCAAGAATAGATAGATTTAGAAAGATGGAAAATATTACACCAGGAGAAAGAATTAGACGCATCAGAGGCCGTATGGCTAACAGAAGAGCAAACCGCAGAGGAGGTAGAGGACAAAATGTCTCTAATCCAAGAAATATTCTCGGTATGCCTAAACGCAAATTCTACACGAACAAAGTAAACGGCAACCCTATAGTACCTAAAACAAGAGAAGACTTCCAGGTTCAAGACCTTCAAAGAGTTGCTTATCAAATGGAGCGAGTTGGAAAAGAGGTCGCCGAGTTGATGCACAGAAAAGATGAAGGTAAAAAATATTCTAACGCCAAATTAACCCGTTTAATTGCAAAAGGAAACATGTTGGCAAACAAGCACAACAACCTGGTAGACAAGTACGGAGGTAATCTTTCCGGCCATGTTACATTCTACGATAAAGATGGAGAGGGTGTTGTTAACGAATACTTTGACATGTTATCGGGTGAACAGAGATTGAGTTCAGACAAGACTGGCTACAGCGAAGGAGAGGCAAAGAAGAAACTCGACTCACGAGTAAAGTTGTACTCAAAGAATCCGCCAAGTTTGGTAAACGAACAAAACCTACCACAACCACAAATCATACGAAGAGTGATGTAATAAAAAAGAGGGCGCAAGCCCTCTTATTTTTTACAGACACCCAGTGAAGTGTCCCCGTCTTTAAATCTTGTGTAACAGACTACATATCCTCTGTAGTTGTAGTAGTAGTACCTGGCTACTCTATCTCTTTCTCTTTTAAAAGGTCTATCCTCTTTCAAAATATCCGGAAGGCTTACACCCGATATCAAAGCAAGGCCATCTTCCTCTTCAAGTGTATCGAAGTACTGAATATAAACATCTCCAAGTTCCAGGGAGTTTACGGTTTCTACAAGTTCTTTAGATTGTGCGGATAGAATCGATGAAAACAGAACCGATAAAACCAATAACAACTTTCTCATACGGCATAAATAATTTTGGTTGATATAGGCAAATATAGTAATAATTTGTAATAATCAAACTATTTTTTCATTTGTTTCAATATACCTACTACTTTTTCGTATCTGTTCTTATCCCATGAGGTATGACAACAAGCAGCCATAGTATCGGCCTGGCGAATAGCATGGTCTAACGATTTAGACCGTGTCAGTATTTTTGTTGCCAACTCCATTATCTTCATTTCTCATCGTCATATCACGACATACAATATAGGGAATATGTAAATTAGCACCAAGCAAAATAGACACTATGAATCCAGCATTGTTACTTTGGTACGGCACTAAATATGTTTTAGGTAGTTTGTTTCCGGAGGAGGAAATGAAAACAAACCCGCCGCGACAAACAAAAGAGGGAGAAGAAAAAGAAGACAAGCCAAAACCTTGGATGCATGAAATCAACTATCAGCAATTTAAACGCGGTATAGTCCAGCCGGAGAACAGTGGTCAGTTTAACTATGGAGCGAAAAACCCACTGTCTTCTGCAAGCGGAGCATATCAAATATTGTATAATGAGCATAAGGACGAACTCCGTGACAAATACGGTATTACTACACGCGATGAGTTTCTACTTTCTAAAGACGCCCAGGAAGCGATTATGGATGCGCGAATAAAACGATACGAAAAAGATGCATACGACCTATATATGGAGTACAAGCCGCAACTCAAAGATAAGTTTACATTTACAGAGGAGGAGATAATGGCTTTGGTTCATTTCGCTGGACGGGGAGGTACTCGTAAATACCTGGGGTCTATCCGTGACGGGAAAACACCCCCGCCTATGCCGGGATTAAACCTTACTCAAGAACAATATTTATCAGAATTTAATTTTGGTCTACAAGCATATGATGAGAGCAATGTAGATTAGTCGCTTTCTACCCCGTATCTTTCAAGGTCTCGTTGACAAGCCTCTAATATATTGAGGTACACCTTCTTTTTCTTTTTGGTGCGTTTGGCATTTTTGTCTGCGTAGGAAGCAATGATGTCTATAATCTTTCTGGCTTCCTCTCTTCTTCTGGTTTCGTAGTTAGTTTTCATTTTTCGTCTTCTCCTTTTCCCGTTAAGTAAATAAAAAATACCGCCAAGAGATAAGTCAGTATTATTACCATCCATTTAAAGTCTATCATTTCTCTTTGGTGTTAAAGGTTTCATTATTGCATATCGCAATACACGATATTTTACACTTTGTCACACTATTACCTTACTTATGTGACAACATTGTAAGGTTATGACCTTACTTTTTTCATTAATCCCCACAACAATACACCTCACAACTATCCAAGTAGGAATTGTCGGGGTTGCCCGTGGTAAGTGAACCGGTATATGATGTCGGTTTACTAACGCAAGAGGTTAGTATGCCCAGCAGACACATTAGTGATATAAATTCAATGAAAGCCACCTTGAGTCGCACAACGATGCGCTTCTTCCAGGGTAACGATTTGAACTCCGCTGTAT